CAGGTCAAACTGAGCCTGTCGCCACCAATGCTCCCATGTATCCAACTGGTTCTCCTTCCGCGTCTATCGCGTTGACTCCTTTGTGGTATTATGCCATAATCAACCTAGCAACCAACAACTGAAATAACACGCCTGCTCAAGGCCATCTGTTCGCGTGCCATCTCGGCGCGCTACAGGTGGCCTTTTTCGTTGTCGGAGGCGAGGATGATCGCGGCGGAGTTGCGGCACACCAGGCAGCCAGTCGCCTCGAAGCACACCGCGTGCATGTGGTGTGGCCGACTGCTCCATCGGGACCACCGGCTGCCAGCACACGGCAAGCTCGGCACTGGGCGGGGGTTCGACGTGGCTGGGCTGGCGCGGCTGAACTACAGCCACGGCGTGTGTAGGGCGGACTTGGCGCTGATGCTGGCGAGGGCGATAGGGAAGAACTAATGGGCCGTGCATCAAAGCTTACACCCGAGGCACAGACGGCGATCGTCCGCCATATCCGCGCGGGTGCTTTTGATTGGGTGGCGGCTCAGGCTGTCGGCATCACCCCCAAGACGTTCTGGAACTGGATGAAGTGGGGAGCTGGCGGCAACGATACTTATGTTCCGTTTTTTCTTGAGGTCAGCCAAGCGAAGGCAGACGCCCGAACCATCGCCGAAAGCGCAATCTTCAAGGATAACCCGTTCGCTTGGCTGCGTTATGGTCCAGGGCGTGAGCGACCAGGCGAGCCAGGCTGGACTGAGAGCAAAGAGATCACCGGCGCTGGCGGTGAGCCGTTCTCTGTTCGTTACGTCAACGACTGGCGCGGCAAGGCGGAAGACGAATGATCGCTACGGGCCTCCCCGCCGAGATCATCCTGCCCTATCCGCACGCCGGACAGCGCATCGTGCGCCGCACGGCCAGCCGCCATAACTGGCTCTTCGCTGGCCGGCGCTGGCGCAAGACGACGCTCGCGATGGCCGTGGTTGTCGAGGCCGCGCTCAGTGGGCAGCAGGTCATTTGGGGCGCGCCGACCTATGACCAGGTGCGCGTCTGTTGGGACGAGACTCGTCACGCCTGCGGCAACATTGGTCAGTTTAGCGAGTCGCGGATGGAGGTCGGCATTGGCAAGGGGCGCATAATCTACCGCTCGCTGGACGACCCCGACAATGCGCGCGGGCACACTGCCGACGGCCTGGTGATAGATGAGGGCGGCTATGTGTCTGAGGCGGCGTGGTACGAAGTGCTGCGCCCGATGCTGATGGACACGGGCGGATGGTCGTGGGTGATCGGCACGCCGCACGGGCGCACCTGGTTCTGGCGCGAGTGGATCGCCGCGGCTGACCGCTCCGATTCGATGGCCTGGCAGGCTCCGACGCTGGGTGTCGAGATTACGGCAGCCGGCCTAGTGCGCAAGCCTCACCCGCTGGAGAATCCGCACGTCTCATTTGCCGAGATTCAACGCATGTACGAGACGCTACCCGAGCACACGTTCCGTCAAGAGATTCTAGCCGAGGCCATCGAGGAGACGGGCGGCGTCTTCCGCCGGGTGGTCGAAGCGGCGACAGCTATACCGCAAGAGCGTTCGATTTACGAGCACCAGTACGTCATCGGCGTGGACTGGGGTCGCTCAGTTGATTTTACCGTTTTCTCAGTTGCCGACCTGACGACACGCGAGATCGTCTATATCGACCGCTCCAACCAAGTCGAGTACGCGATGCAGCGCGGGCGACTCGGCGCGCTCTACGAGCGGTTCCACCCGATTACGATCATCCCCGAATCCAACTCAATCGGCGAGCCGATTATCGAGCAGCTACGGCGTGACGGGTTGCCGGTGCAGCCGTTTACGACGACCAACGCGAGCAAGGCGGCGATTATCGACGGGCTGGCGCTGGCGTTCGAGCGCGGTGACATTCGGATTATTCCCGATCCGACGCTTGTCTCTGAGCTGCAAGCCTACGAGGCCGAGCGGCTACCGTCGGGATTGACTCGGTATAGCGCGCCAGAAGGAATGCATGACGACACAGTTATGGCAACCGCGCTAGCGTGGTACGGGGCGACCGAAGCAGCCGGCGCCGGCCACCGCTCAAGGAGTCGTGCTTGATGAGAGATAGAATCCCTGCTGAGCGAGTCATTTTTGAGGGCGTTCCTTATTGGCGGCGTGTTGGCAATCGGTATTTCCAACACGAGTTGGTTTACTTGCATCGTGCTGTCTGGCAGAGTTTGCACGGGGCGATTCCTGAGGGAATGCTCGTTCATCATCTCGACAATAATCCAGGCAATAACGATCCGTCGAATCTAGCCTTGATGAATCGTTCTACTCATATGACACTGCACCATTCTGGCATTTGCACGGAAGCGAATCGTAAGCATCTGGAGGACGTGCGATCCCTTTGCACCGCTGCAATCAGGAGCGTTGAAGGTAGACGAGCTATCGGTGAAGGTTCCAAGCGCGGATGGGTCAACCGTCCGTTTGCTGAGCACGTCTGCATCATTTGCGGGCAGACTTACCCGTCACGCAGTTCCGATCCCAATCTCAAATACTGTTCGCACTCGTGCAAGAACGTTGCTAGGCGGGAGGGGAGTGTCAAATGCCGGTAATACCAATCATCCCGTCTGACAACGCGCGGGCGGTTGAATTTAAGATCGCTTTGGGACGAGCCTATACTGAACGTTCGGCAGAGTATGATTCCTTGGCCCGCTATCGATCCTACTACGCTGGCGACCACGATCTGCTGCTTTCCCCGGACCAGCTAGCGTTCTTGGCAGGCGTCATCGGCAACGATAACGACTCCTGGCCGATTGACAACAAGTGCCGGAAAGTCGTTGACAAGGTCCGCGCCCGTATCAACGTCACTGGCTGGCGCGATGGTGCTGGTGGCGAGGCAGAGGTTGGCGACGAGGTTAGCGACACTGGCGCGCTTGGTGTCGCGCTCTCCTGGTGGACTGACAACGATATGGACCGCTGGGAGGGCGAGGTCTACCGGGCGGCGCTCCGCGACGGTGAGGCCTATTTGTTGGTTGACCACAATGGCGTCCGTCCGCGCTTCACGTTCGCTCAGCGCTTCGATGGACTGTCAGGCGTGCGCGTGGTTTACGAGGATGAGGCCAAGACCAGAGAATTGTATGCCGTAAAATACTGGAGCGACCTTGACCCACAGACGGCTGACGTGCAGGCGGACGCTTCGACACAAGCTGAGCCGCGGCAGGGTGTCAACGGCTTCTTTGGCAGCCTCTTCTCGAACCCGTGGCGGACGGCTGATCCGTTTCGCTCGACGGCTGGGGTAGTTGGGATATCGAGGGCGACTATCTACACGCCAAGCCAGGTCTACAAATACGCGCGGTTCAGTGGGCCGAGCCAGCGCGCGCTCTACGCCTCCGCTGGGCCAGACACATCCGACGGATGGACACCGATTCTCGACAATGGCGATACCGTGTGGCCGTTGCCGTGGGTCGATCGGCAGGGTAAGCCGCTTGGTCTGGCGGTCGTGCCGTTCGTCTCACCGCGTGGCAGCTTGATTGCGCAGGTAATCGGACTCAACAACGCTCTCAACAAAACCAATCTCGACCTGCTCTCAATCGCCGACCAGCAGGGCTTCGGTAACCTGATTGCCGAGTACACGAAGGCTCTGCCCCCTCCCACCGTTGACAAGGACGATGACGGCTACGGAATGCGGCCCGGCCGCATTGTCGAGATTGCCGAGGGCACGATCAAGAAACTGCCAGCCGATGATATGGCGGGGTTGCTCAACTTCGCGCGGCATCTGACGATCTCGATTGCCAGCAATGCCGACGTCCCGCTCCACGATCTCGTGCCGATTGGCGGCGAGGTGCCATCAGGCGTGGCGCTCCAAATGCTTGACTCGGCTCTTGCCTTGCAAGCCTCCGAGATTACGGTCTGGTTCGGTGGCGCCTGGCGTCGGGTAATGGACCTGGCGCAAGCGCTCGCCGCTCAGTATGGCGGCCTGCAAGGGCAGCCACAGACGCTAACGCCGCTTTGGGCGCCGACCAGCTACCTGGACGAGCAGGGTATGGAGGCGAACAAGAGTCTGGTGGCGACGCGCGTCAAAGCTTATGTCGAGGCGGGAATGCCGCTCGAAGTCGCCTTGAAACACGAAGGGTGGAGCGATGAAGACATAACCGAGTTGACTGACGCGAAAGAGGCTGACGCGGCGGCGGCACAGACGAGCTTGGCGAGTGCATTGGCTAGTCAGCAGAGAGCGTTTGATGCTGGTGGCGTGGCTAATACGGCAGGCACGCCGATGATCGCTGGGTTGAACGGTAAAACGACCGGCATGATGAGCAAAGCAGGAGGGTGACATGGGCGGACGACCTTCACCGGGGACCAAGGCCGACCATCGGCTCAAAGCTAATCGGCCATCGTCGCCACCGAAGCCAATGCCGAAGAAAGGGAAGTAGTTGCCCGATAGCCTAGTCGCCGAGACAATGCGCGCATTCCAGGCCGGCATACTCGCGCGCGAGCAGTTGCAGACGGCGATGCTTGTGCGCGGTTGGATGCACGTCGAAGACAAGCTCCAGGCCGACATCGACGCGCTTGCCGTTGACCTTGCTGCCGAGAAAGCGGCGGGGCGATCTGTCAGTCAAGCCAAGCTGTACCGGATGCAACGCTACCAGACGCTACTCGGCCAGCTCCACACTGAAGTCAACCAGTACATCGCGACCACCGCCGACTCGATTACGGCACGACAACTCGAGCTCGCGGGCCTGGGCATCGACCAGGCGGCGCAGGCAATCGAGCTTTCTAGCCCGACTATCCTGACGAGCTTCAACCGCCTGCCAGTGTCGGCCGTGCATAACATGATCGGGCTGGCGGGCGACGGCTCGCCGCTCCGCACGCTTCTGGCAGCTAGCTACCCCGACGCGGTGGAGGGCATCACCGGCGCGCTGATACGCGGCACGGCGCTCGGCTGGCACCCAACGAAGACGGCAAGGGCAATGCGGCAAGGCAGCGAGATGGGATTGCAAAGAAGCTTGACGATTGCGAGGACTGAGCAGCTTAGGACGCTCAGAACTGCGAGTCAGATGCAATACCAGGCGTCGGGGGTAGTCTCGGCGCTCATGTGGCATTGCGCGAACACTCCTAGAACCTGCCTGGCGTGTTTAGCCAAATCTGGCACGATCATCCCGCTCAATGAACCGATGGCAGAACACGTAAACGGAAGGTGCAGTGCCCTGCCGGTGCTCATCAACCGCCCGCTCCCGACGTTCCAGACGGGTCAACAGTGGTTCGAGCAGCAAGACGAGACGTTGCAGCGCGAGATGATGGGGCCTGGCACGTTCACGGCGTGGAAGGATGGCGCGTTCAAGTTCGAAGATCTAGCGCGGATCACATCGGACCCGACATGGGGCAAAAGCATCGGCGTGAGGCCGCTGGGGGAGTTGGTAGCGTGAACCATAACCCCTTGATGTACGTGTTCACGATCTCGAACGTGACGGAAGGGCATTGGCCGACGTTCCGCGAACTTGTCAACGTTGGTATTCCGCGGACAGTCGCTAAACATTATGAGATCGCCCGATGGGACATGACCGAGGGACTCAAGGAACGAATCGAGCAGGCAAAGAACTGAGGAGCGCTACCTTGCCACTAATCCGCTGCCAGGATTGTGATCATCCGATCGCCGAGGTGCGCGGGCAAACGCTCATCATTCGCTCACGCCACCACGGCCACCAGCATGTCACTGTAATCCCGTTGGCGGAACTAATCGAGCTTACGAGCAAGGCAGCACTTGACACAGCGTGTGTCAAGGCTTATAGTCTACTTAGTACAGCGTAGCGAGCCACAACCAAATAAAACTAGTCGCCTTTTGAGCGGCCACTTGAGCGCCTTGAGCGCCCCGAGTGGCCGCTTTCGTTTTGTAGAGATTCACCTAAGGAGTTATGGCGAGATGCCAGAAACTGACACGGCAACTGTGGAGCAGGTCTCCGCACAGCCACCCACCGCCTCAGACGGGCAGACCCCGGAAGAGGAGTTCGACCGACCGCGAGCAATGGCGACTATCCAGAAGTTGCGCGAGCTCGAGAAGGAATCCAAGGCCAAACTCGCCACCTACGAGAAGGCGCAGGCCGACGCCGCGAAGACGGCAAGCGCCGCCGAGCGAACGCGCCTGACTGAGCAGGGCGAGTACAAGAAGCTCGCTGAGGACGCCGAGAAGCGCGCTGCCGACCTCGAGCCGTACAAGGCCAAGGCCGAGCGGAACGAGGCGAGTCTGACCAAGCTTCTCACTGAGGAGCGCAAGGGACTGCCGAAGCACATCACGGCGCTACTGGACAAAATGGACGCCGCCGACCAACTCGACTACATCGCCGAGAATCGCGCGGTCCTGACCGCTCCGGCGCAAGCACCGCCGCCAAACATCAACGGCACGGCCGGCACGGGCGGCAAGCCGGCCTTCGACCCCCAGGCGCGCGAGGCCGAATTGACCGCGCGCTACCGCATTTAGGAAGGTGACTCATGGCCGACGTTACTGTTGTACCCGCCCTCGTTCGCCCATTGGACCAGAAGAACATCCGTCGTTTCACATCGGCTGCGGTGATGACCCCCGGCCAGCCGGTTTACATCTCCGCCAATGACACCGTCGATCTCACGAATGGCGGCGCGCTGGGCACCGCGTCCTGCATTGGCGTGGTTGTCGGTGGCGCCGCTGGCGGCGCGGCTATCGCCATCGGCGAGGAGGTTGACGTCAAGCTCCTCGGTGCCGTCACTGGCTATTCGACCAATATGGTCGCCGGCACCCGGTACTACTGCAAAGATGCGGCGGGCATTATCGCCGACGTCGCCGGCACGAAGGTGACGCTCATCGGGATCGGCATCAACGCGACTACGTTGCTCGTCATGCCCAACGTCGTAACCGTCATCTAACTCTAGCGGGAAGCGCGCTTCCCGCTGGGCGGCGCTGAATAAAGGAGTACCACGATGCCACTCGGACCAAACAGTCTTCAACAGTTCGTTCTGCCGTCCTACTGGGACGCCGCCTCAATCGAGAAGTACCGGTTGGCGGACGGCACGACCTACGCCGCACTGATTGCGGACATTCAGCAGGCGCTCAGTCTCGCGGACTCCGTTGTGCTGAGTGATCCACTCTACTCCGGCCTAATCGGGCCGATTACCACTGACCTAGCCTCGGAGTATCCCGTCGGTTCGACCAACGGCTTCCAGGCGCACACCGAGTACGGCGAGCCTGATGCCAAGCGCGGAGCGACTACGGGTGACATGATCCCGATCCAGGCATTCGACCGAGGGTTGGGCTGGACCTGGGACTTCCTGCGCAAGGCGCGACGCGCCCAACTCGACGCGGATATCCAGTCTGCCATCGCCGACCGCAAGGCCATCTTCCAGAAGGCCGTTTTGACTCGGCTATTCAAGTCGACCTACACCGCTGTCGGCTCGACTGGGCGCGCGATGCCTCTGGCGGATGGTGGCACGGCGGACTCGTCCTACGTCCCAATTGCCAACCCTGATCGCGTGGCTGCGTTCGCAAACACGCACACTCACGTTGTGGACCCCAACGGCATTACTCAGGCGCTGGTACAGGCTGAGGTCGGGAACCTCTGGGAGCACGGGTACGACCCGCCATACGACCTGCTGGCCGCTGCCGCTGATGCGGCGGCGTGGGTGAACCAGACCAACCTCACCGGCTTCGTGCCACGCTCCGACCCGCTGATCCGTTACGGCATGTCGGCTAACTTGGCCGACGTTGGCGCGGATTACCTTGGAGTGATCGACACGCAGTACGGCGCGGTTCGTGTTCGCGTGACAGGCCGAATCCCGACGAAGTATTGGACCGTCTACAAGAGCTTCGGTTCACTCGATCCACGCAACCCGCTGGTCGTTCGTGTCAGTCCCGACTTCGGTTTCAACGCCGTGTTGATGCCGAGCAGCGCTGTTCAGACCGACCCGCTCCAGAGGGCCAAAATCTTCCTCGAGTTCGGCGTTGGCGTCGCCAACCGTGTCGGCGCGGTGGTTGCCGAAAACGACGCCGGAGCTTACAGCATTCCCACGATCATCTGAGGCTAGCAGGAGTGATGTATGGCGGCGACTTACTCAAGCTCACTGAGTGCGGCGAAAGACCTAATTCGCTTTCGCCTTGGAGATACCGACGTTGACGCCGCGCTCTTGAGCGATGAGGAGATCGCCGCCGTCCTCGTGTTCAAAGGTGCGGTCGAAGACGATGCCTGCCTCTATCTCGCGAAGGGCCTGCTCGCGCGCTACGGACGTGAGCCAATCAAAGTCACGCAGGACGGCCAGACGCTCGACTTCTCTGGCCGCATCGGCGTCTGGCAAGCGTTGGTCGCCGACCTCGCACAGCAGAGCACGGGCGGTATCCGAATCAGGCGAATGGCGCGGCCTCAGTCAATCACGACGCCTGGGGAGTATTACCCGTGACGGGACTGCTTACTACGTCGGGGCTAGCAGCGTTGCGTGCTCGGATGACCGCGACGCTGCCGGACGTCTGCACTATCAGTCGCAACGTGGCACCGAGCGACGGGGCAGGCGGATCAACCGACACCTGGTCAACCGTGGCTACGACGGTCTGCTCGATTGCGCCGACGGGTAGCCAACCCGAGGAGCGCGCGATCTCTGACCGCATGGCGTCGAAAGTTGGCTACACGGTGATCTTGCCTTGGGATACGGCGGTGACCGCCAGAGACCTAATCGTCTCGGCGGGCCGTACGTTGGAAGTCGCGGGCGTCATCGTGCGGACACAGCAGCTTAGTTGCAGAGTAGTTTGTCAGGAAGTGCTCTGATGGGTGTCACGTTGAAACTCGAGTTCAGCCACTTCGGCAAGATCGGCGACGAGCTGATGGGTGCCGTGACGAAGGCGCTTGACACGACAGCGACAGCCATCGTCGCCGAGGCCAAGATCAACACCCCCCCCCGCGTAAAGTCAGGCGCGATGATGAACGGCTGGCAGATCGAGAATACCAGCGAGCTTGTCCGAACGGTCTACAACACGCAAGAGTACGCGATCTATCAGGAATTTGGTACGGCAAGAGGGGTTTCGCCGCACCCCATGCTTGTTCCAGCGGTCGAGCACCAGCGCGCCTCATTCCTGGACGAACTCAAGAAGGTGCTCGGTTGATAGAGTCCTACCGTGCCGAAACCTGGCTCTACGCGACGCTTGCCGCTGATACGGGCACTGGCGGCGTCAACCACGCGACTACCGGCGCTGCTGGCCGAATCTACGCATACCTCGCGCCTGAGAGCGCGGTACTCTACCCGCAGGTCATATTCAACATGCAAAGCGGAACGGATGTGGACGTGGTTGGGGCGATCCGAATGTGGAACTCGATGATCTACCAAGTCAAGGTCATCGGCAAGGGCAGTTCGCCGAACTTCGGTGCTATCAAGGCGCTGGCGGACAGGATTGACACCTTGCTACACACCGCATCAGGCACAACGACCGACGGTCGCATTCTCTCGTGCGTGCGCGAGCAAAGCCTCAGTTACGTCGAGAACAGCGATTCAGTAGTGTTCAGTCACCTGGGAGGGCTTTATCGCCTCCAGGTTCAATCACGATAGGAGGCGATACCCATGCCAGACCGAGCGAGTATCTTCCAGACGGTAAATGTTGGAGTTGAAGCCACAAACGGTGCGATTGCGGTTTGTGCCAAGAAGCTCACGTCCATGAGCATCGAACCGGCAATCAAGACCAAAGTCGAGTCCTTCCACCCGATGGGGACGAAATACGCGACGATGACACAGCAAGGCAAAGAATGGGTCGAGGCGAAGGTCAGCGGCCCGCTCACCTACACCGAGATTGTCTATGCCCTGGCGAGCATTCTCAAGGTGCCGGTCATAACCACGGCGACCGGCGGCACGACTGCCAAGCAATGGCTGTTCGAGCCTTCCGCGACGCTGGCTGATGTCGTGCAAACGCTCACGGTCGAGCAGGGCGATGCTACCTATGCGCATCGCTTCACCTACGGACTGTTCAACGCGCTGACTCTCAAATTCGACCGCGATAAGGTCGAGATGACCGGTTCGATGATCGGCCAAGCGCTAATCGACGGCGTGACACTCAACGCCGCTCCAACGACCGTCGCGCTGATTCCCGTAATGCCAAAACAGGTTACGGTCAGCATGGCCGACACACAAGCGGCGCTTGCTGACGCGGCTAATCTGGAACGCGTCGTGTCGGTCGAGTGGTCGCTCTCCGACCGCTTCGGCATGATCTGGCCGCTCAACGCTTTGCAACCGTCTTGGGATGGGCATGTCGAGACTGAGCCGAAGCTGACCATGAACCTAATGATGGAGGCTGACGACGACGGCATGGGACTGCTCTCGCAGCTTCGTAACGGTGCGACCAAGTGGGTCCGCATTAAGTGCGCCGGTGACATTATCGAGGCTGCTGTCCCGTACAAGATTATTATCGACCAGCCCATCAAGATCACAGATGCCAAGGATTTCAAGGACGCGGACGGGCTGTTCGCGATCTCCTGGGACGGCGTTGGGGTATTCGATGGGACGTGGGGAAAGGCTATTTCAGTCTCAGTCACGAATTTGCTGACGGCGCTCTAGGAGGGCAATCGTGCCTATTCGAGTCTTGGACCTGGTAAACAAGCGCAAGGAGATCACGGTCGAGTGGGAAGGCGAGCAGGTCAAGCTCGCTTACCGTCCCTATTCGCAAATCATCGAAAACCAGATGAAGCTGGTCGCTGAGAGCAGCGACCGCGGCGCGACCATCGAACAGCTCAAGGCGCTGCTTCTCTGGTGGGAACTAGTTGGCGAGGATGGCAAGCCAGCGCCAATCAGTTACGAGACATTGGACGTTCTGCCGTCGCCGCTGCTGATCGCGATGAACCGGGCGATTGTGGCGGCAATGTACCCAAACCTGACGAGCGACGCGAATACCGTCGCTGGCTGATGACCAACGGCAAGCTGGGTAGCAAACCAGACTGGGCTGACTGGATTGACGTAGCGCTGGCCATCGGGACTGACCCGATAACGATGGCTCAGCCAGAAAACATGCAGTGGTTCTACTGGGGCAGAGACAAGCTGATTGCCGAGTGGGAGGCGGAGCATCCAGATGGTGAGTAGCCAATGGTAACGATTGCCAGCCTAGCCGCGAAGGTCTCGGTCGAGGGCGCGGCTGCCGCGAAGGCGCAACTCGCCGCATTCGAGAGCCAGCTCAAGAGCGCCAGCAAGGGCGTCGGCTCGCTAGGTGCGAGTGGCGCTGGGCTTGGCGGACTGAGCGGCGGTCTCAATGCCGGCTCGGTCGCCACTGCTGGGTTGTCCGCTGCTGCTGGCGTTGCCAAGGTTGCGATGATCGGTCTGGCTGCCGCTGCTGCCGCTGTCGGCGCTGGACTAGTTATTACTGTCAAGAGTGCCGCCGAGTTCGAGAAGATCATGTCAGGCGTCAAGGCCGTCTCGGGCGCTACCGCTGCCGAGATGAATAGTCTCTCCGCCCTCGCTATGCAACTCGGCAAGGACACAGTATTTAGCGCCGCTCAGGCTGGCACCGCGATTGAGGAGCTGGTCAAGGGCGGTATCAGCATTGCCGACATAATGAACGGTGCCGCCAAAGCGACGGTCAATCTGGCTATCGCTGGTGGCGTGGACCTGGCAAGTGCCGCCGAGATCGCGGCCAACGCACTGAACATGTTCGGACTGCAAGGTCGGGACATGGCGCACGTCGCCGACATGGTTGCCGGTGCCGCCAATGCGTCGTCACTGAGCGTTCAAGACTTCCGCCTTTCCCTCCAGATGGCGGGCGCGGTCGCCAACCTCACGGGGCAGTCATTCGACAGCACGGCAACCGCGATTGCGCTGATGGGCCAAGCCGGAATCAAAGGTAGCGATGCCGGCACCTCACTCAAGCAGATGCTAATCACCCTCCAACCAACAACCCGAACCGCCAAGGACATGTTTAACCAGCTCGGTATCACGGTGAACGACACAGGTAACAAGTTCATCGATGCCAGTGGTAAGTACAAGAGCATGCGCGACATCTCCGAGGTCTTGCGCACGTCTCTTGCCGGGTACACCCAAGCCGAGAAAGAGATGGCACTCCAGGTCATGTTCGGCACCGACGCTATCCGTGCCGGCGCGATTCTGGCGAGTGGTGGTGCCGCTGCTTACGACACGATGGCTGCCAGCATGGGGAAGGTCACGGCCGAGTCGGTCGGCTTGGAACGCATGAATAACTTGGCTGGTGACTTCGAGAATCTCAAAGGTACTGTCGAAACGCTGGCGATCTCGTTTGGCGAATCCTTGACGCCCTCACTTCGGACGGTCACACAAGAGGGCACGACGCTCCTCAACGAAGTAATCACTGTTATGCCGGGCTTGATCGACATTGCGACGGAGAGCCTTGGCACCTTGGCCGAGCAGGCCAACACGCTAGCAAATGAAGCACTTTACACGCTTTACATCGCTGGCGAGACGGTTGGCGTGATGTGGGGCGATCTGTCGGCAGCGGCGGCTCCTGCCGTGGGCATGATCAATGCAGTCGCAAATGCCGCCGCCCAGGCAACTAGTTGGTTCAATGGGGCGGCCGCCGCGGTTCACAACTTCCTGGCAGAGTTTGGAATGGCGCCTAAGGGCGCTTTTGACCCGGTTGGCTCCTGGCTGGGGGGCCAGCTTACTGATAATCAAATCGGCGACCCTCTGAACATTGCCAGAAACAAGGCGGCGGCTCAGGATGCCACTGCCGCGGCAAGCTGGGGGCGGCCCGATGAGTCTATCTACAGTGGCGGAGCCGCGTTCGCGCCGAAACCGTCTAATGCGTTGGATAACGCCAAGCAAGCCCTCGACGATTCTATCACCAGCGTCTATACCGACGCCAAGGCGCGCACTAACGCTATTGCCTCCGAAACGGCCAAGGCAAAGGTTGTTGCCGCGATGGGTGCTCCGGGAAACGTCTGGGATCCGAGTCCATCGACCGCGAAGCCGCCAGCGGCGCCAGCGCCCTATCGCGCGCCGCTGGTAACAGGTGGCGGCGGTGGTGGAGGCGGCGGCGGAGGCAGCAGTGGCGGAGGTGGAGGAGGCGGCGGAGGTGGCGGTGGGAGTGCGGCTGCGAATGCAGCCGAAGCCGAAGCCAAAAAGACAGCGGCCATTCTCCAAGACGAAACGCAACTCATCCGCGACATGGGCGAAGAGACCGACAAGACGATGACCAAGATCGCCGACATCAACACGCAACTCGGCAAGGATATCGCCAAGGCAACCGCGGATACCGCCAAGGCCATCGCCGACGCGGGCACGGCCGCTGAGAAGTCGCTGAGCGACCTGGCCAAGAGTGAGGCTATCAGCGTCGACGCGACTAATCGACGGAGTTCACTCGACGCGCGGCTAACAGGTGAGGACCTAATCCGTGGGCGTCGCCGCTCTGATGAAGACGACCTCTGGACCTACCAGCGAGCATTACTCACTGCCAAGACGCAGAAGGAAAAGGACGCGCTCACGCTGCAACGGGACGACGCGCTGCAAGTCCTCACCTACCGCCGACAGCGTGAAGACGAGGATGCCGCTTGGCGCAAGCAGCAGGATGCGGCCAGGAACGCGCTCGAATTGCAACTACACGCCGAAGACCTCGCGCGCCAGCGCGCGGCCATCGTCGAAGAGCGGGACTTGAAAATCAAGAGCCTCAACGAAGAGCTGACTCAGAAGATCGCCGACTTGAAGACGACGGCCCTCGAGGCCATCGCCGCGCAGATCACCGAGTCCGAAGGCCGCCTCAAGGCCATGAAGGAAAGCTTCTGGGACAAGATCGCGGAGGCGGCGCGGCCGGGTCTCAAGGCTCTGGCTGACGAGATTGACAAGCAGATCGGCGCGCGAATGGCACAGTTGCAGGCGCTCTCGGGGATGCTCGGAGCGGGACCGCTGCCTGAGCCAGCACCAGGGGAAACCCCACCAACGACAGGCGGCACACCTTCGGCGGGAAGCGAACTTCCCGCCAGCGCGACTGGCGGCACAGCTTCAGTCAGCGGGGTGCCTTACCGAATTGCCGGGACCGTCACCGCAACGGCTGGCGGACCGACCGTCATTGTCAACGCTGCCGGGTCAATTCTCTCCGAGCGAGACCTCATACAGCTCATTCGAAGCGGGATAGCCAAGGTCGGCTCTCGCAATGGTGATCTTCGATGAGCATGCCAGTTCTAACGGTTGAGATTGCCCTGACTAACAATCCAACCGACGTCGCAGTTTGGACCGACGTAACCGCCTATACCTGGCAAGTCGCGACTCGACGTGGCCGACAAATGGAGCTTGACCGCATTGAGGCGGGCACGGCGAGCATTACTCTCGACAACCGCGACCGTCGCTTTGACCCGACATTCGCGGCCGGGCCGTATTACGGCCAGCTTCTGCCGATGCGCCGAGTGCTGATCTCGGCGGTCTGGAACTCGATCACCTATCCGCTGTTCTATGGTTATGTCGAGGGCTGGCCTCAGAAGTACGATTCAGCGATGGAGAGCACTGTCGAGATCAGCGCGGTCGACGGATTCAAGCTATTGAGCCGAGCCATCCTGACGGTCGATCTGCCAGTCCAGCGGACGGATGAGCGGGTCGACACACTGCTCGCGCTCGCGGGGTGGACGCTTGGCGACTCCTGGGTTTTCGGCGCGACGGCGGCCAACAGCAAGTTTCCAGTTGTCTTCGGGCCAAACGGCGACCGAGCGTTGGCGCGGGGCTATGCGTCGATGGCCGAGGATAGTCTGGTCAAAATTGACGCACTCTCGGCGATTATGGACGCTACTGATGTCGAACTTGGACAGACCTATTGTGATCGACGCGGGAAATTCGTCTTCCAAGACCGCTACTATCGGAACGACGATCTGACTCCACTGGCAGTCATCGGAGACGGCGCGGGCGAGTTTCCCTATTCGAGTATCGAAGTGCTGTGGGACGACTCTCACATCATCAACACCTACACGGCGACGACGGCGGACAATATTGAGGCGACGGCTTCAGACATGCCAAGTAAGCTTAAATACTTCACTTGCGCCGTCACGTCGAGCAGCTTGCCGCTTGGCGTTCAAGTCGGCGAGCCGTCGGTGCAACAACAACTCCAGTCGCGCGCCGATTATATGGTTCGCCGTTACAAGGAGCCGCAGCTTCGCTTCGGGACGATCACGTTTCCATTCGCACAGCCTGATTCGAACTGGCCGGTAACGTTGAACATGGGCATCGGCGACCGAATCACGGTACGGCGGCGACCGATGGGCGGCACGATGATCAGCCAGGATTGCCACCTGGAGCATATCGAGCACACGATTACAGCCGGGGCGAACGACCGGGATTGGCAGACAACGTGGCAGGTTTCACCCGTCGACCCGGTTAGCTACTGGCTCATGGGTGTTGCCGGACGAAGCACGTTTACAAACGCCCCGAACACAACTGTTCGGTTTGGATGGTGACAGAATGGCCTGGACTCTACCGACGACAGTAACCGACGGCATGGCGATGACCGCGGCCAACTTCAACGCCTGGGTGACGGAGAACCTCAAGTTCCTCAAGGGCGTGGGCGGCGCCACGGCAACGCTTGATGGGCCGCTCACGCTCGGCGGGCCGCTCACGCTGCCAGCGGCCGGAGCGCTCGCCATTGGCACACTGATGTGGGCGCTACGCACGTCGAAGGGTCAGAACTACCACGTTGATGGCGGCGTTGTGACGTTCAACGTCGGCGGCGACGGCGGCGGACAGCCGCAAGACACCTCGCAGGCAGTCACATTTACTCGGAACTTCGGCTCTAATCCCGCGATTGTGCCGTTCTTGGCGACGGAAACCGTCGTGACGGGCACGACGACGCTGCGCATCTCGGCCTGGGGCGTGAACGGGTTCACGCTGGTCGCGCGGACGAACAACCCGACCGCGACAGCCACACGATCGATTACCGTCTGTTGGATCGCCTTTGGTCAGTCGGCTGGAGGGCTATAACCGTTGAATCTCAACGAACTGCTACGCGACATTCGACCGCACGTTCTGAGCTGGATCAATACTCCATCTCAGGGAGTAGTGACCGCGCAAGGCGATTACAACGTGTTCGATTATGGTGCGGTTGGCGACGATACCCACAACGACTCACCAGCATTCCAAGCCGCAGTTGACGCTTGTACGGCTGCTGGCGGTGGCACTGTGCTGGCACCAGGCGGGTATACCTACCTGCTAGTCACGGGTATTGTAATAACGAGCCTCAGCCTAACGTCGGCGATCTCGTTCAATTGCCACGGCGCGATTCTCCACTACACGGGCAGCGGGCACGGGTTATCTGTCCTGACCAACTGCTCGGGGATGATTGGCGACAACTGCTACCAGTATGCCGAGCGTGCGACGCGGGTTTCCGGTCTGTACATGGTCGGCACCGTCAACGCGATCAGCGGCATCTATGTCGAGGGCGCGGTTGGCGGTTCCTATCGTGACGTGATACTCGACAGCTTCACCAGTATTGTCGAGGGCAGTGGCGCGCTCAAGCTTTACGTGCCAGATGTCGTGCATTGGGTCGAGCAAAACACCTTCGAGAACTTCGAGATCAGAAACACGGGCAACGGCATCGTTGGCTCGTCCACTGCTCCGTGTTCGATGTCGAACAACTATTTCAAGGACATCAACATTTGGGTCTCTGTGAACGGCGGGCGCGGTCTGGACTTCCATATCACAGACTGGTTGTTACTCTGTCGCTGCACATTCGAGGGAGTGCTTGTCCACCCATTCAGCGTGAACGATTGCATCTGCTTCGATCTTGGGCGCGCTAGCGTCTTGGCGACAGTGTTCATCTGTCCGTCGGTTGACGTTTACGGTTGGCCTTATCCTACCGGAATCGTTGTCTGGAATCACACAGACGATACGTTGTTGCCAATCATCCAGGGGGTTTACTGGCCCACTCCATATCCCGATCCGGAGCCTCACTTCCCGTGGAAGGGCAATCCGATCCCGGGAGCGCCTGGAACCTACGATCACAGTTTCTACACGGGCGGCGGCAAGTACACCGTTTTGGGGCCTTACGGAGAGATGATTTGGAGTCCAGGCGGACATATCACGCTCGTCAACGGCACACAACCAGCGGTTGGCACCGCTCAGAATTCGCCGACCATCGGACTGTTCGGCCAGGCCAACATAGGCGGCACGCTCACGAGTGCAGGGATGCGGATAAGGGCGAATGTCGATGCCGCTGGAGGTGCCGCGCTAGCATTCCTGGGGGAGTCGGAGAATCCCGTCGCGTCGCTAACGGAAGCCGGGCATTTTACCCTTGTAAACGCAGTGCCACCAACCACGGGTGTGGCTGTGAACTCGCCGGTTATATCATTATTCGGTCAGAATAACGTGGCCGACGTGTTTACGAGTCTCGGAATGCGTTTGCAGACGGTTGTCCACACCGATGGGACTTACCAGTTCACATTCATATCGGGGCCGGATGATGCGCAGGTTGGGATCGCGTTTCTGACCAATACTGGCTTTTTCTGGACTCTTGGCAAAGTTTGGGCTGCCGGTGGCGTGGACATTGGCGACGCCGCGCTATATCGAAACGGGGTGGAGATTCCGTTGGGTGCAGGTTCAAGTCCCATCGCCACAGACCCGATTTGGGACGCTGCCGGTGATCTTGTGGTTGGTTCCGGGCCGAACACAGCATATCGATTGCCTAAAGGCGCAGATGGGACAGTGCTTAGTCTGGTTGCTGGCTGGCCTAATTGGGTAAGCTCTCCGCCGGCCGTTGCGACAGACCCGATCTGGGACGCGGCCGGTGACCTAGCCGTTGGCACGGGCGCTGATACGGCGGGCAAGCTCGCTAAGGGCGCGGACGGCACGCTGCTCGGGGTGAGCGCTGGCGCGGTTGGGTGGGTAGCTAGCGAAGGGTGGACCGCTCCGACGTTGCTAAACTCGTGGGTCAATTATGACGCTGGGACTTATAGTCCCGCTGGCTACTACAAAGATTCGATGGGCATGGTTCACATTCGCGGCATGATCAAGAACGGAACTGTCACCGCCGGTACTGCATTCTTCGTGTTGCCTGCGGGGTATCGTCCGTACAAGGTGTTTATCGCATCATGCGCGTCAAATGATGCATATGGTGAGACTCGGATTCGCCCAAACGGAAGTGTGGAGATCGAAGTGGGGTCGTCAACGTGGCTCTCGATGGATAACATCTCGTTCCGAGCGGAGAACTAATGACGCCAAGTAGCGTAGTGCGGAGAAAACAAGTGACGCCAGGGACAGAGATAAGTATTGAGCGCACCGTTGGGCGGTTGGAAGCGACTGTAAACGGGATGCTGGAGCAACTCCGACTACTCACGGCCAGCATCGAGACTGACCGCACGGAGCGCAACGTCAATTATAAAGACATCTGGGAGGCAACCCGCGCACTTCAGCAGGAGATGATAGCAGAACGTGGCGCAAGAGAAACGGTGCTCGCCGATGCCAAAGCAGCCAGGGAGACGCTTGCCGCCGCCGCCCTTATTGCACAGACGAAGACAGCACAAGATGCAACGGAGGCAGCAGAAACAAAAACGACCTTCGAGGCTATGAGGACTGACGCGATCGCGGCCGCTGCCGAGACCGCGCGGACCGTGCTCGCAATCGATGCGAAGGAGGCTAAGAGGGCGATTGTCTACGAGACAGACGAGCGCAGGATACAACGCAACTGGGTAGTTGAGCGAATCGGCACTGTGTTGCCGTGGCTGGTGCCGCTGGTGATAGCAGGCGTAGCCTATCTGTTGGGGGCAGATTTGAACCCATGATTACGGTAATTGGGTTGTTGGTTCTGATCGCTTTTGGTCTCACGGTCCTGGCCTGGGCGGGCAGGGCACCGTTGACAGCCGCTGTGTTCGTGTTGTGCATCATCGAGGCGCTGAGCGTCTTGCCTTTGGGTAAGTGAGGCGAACAATGGACGCAACTTTGGCGGTTCTAACCTGGTTTGCTCAGGTGGCGGCTCTGGCAGCCGTGCTAGTCGGGCCAACCACGGCGGCGGTTGGCGTCGCCAAGACGCTGACCGAGGGGCGACTATCGACGCGGTACTACCCCGCGCTCTCGGTGACTGTCGGCACGACACTGGGCCTGGTGGTTGCACTGGCCGCGCCCGTCGATCTGTCAACCTGGAACATCGTGCTCGCTGGCGTTGTCGCGGGCTACTCGGCATCCGCTTTGTACGCTGGTGCTGCTGCTAGGGACGCTGCTAGGGTGGCCGCATCACAACCCACTCCGTCGATTATCGGTATACCGACTGTTCCAACGTCCCCAACGCCCCACCCTATCGACACGTATTTGCGCCCGATGGTCGCATACGGCTCTGGCTCTGGCATGACAACTGGGGAGGTGCCACCTCGTGGTTAGCACTCGTCTCGGCCCGCACGTCATCAATCCAACAGCGGACGCGCTCGCGTGGGCGCGTGTTGCGAGCATCGTCAAGGCGATCGACACGACCGAGCCGTTACGCGTCGCGCCTGACAACGCGGTGCGAGTGTTCCGCCACTACTTCGGCAATCAGGATATTAGACGCAGCGGTGCCGACATCGCCAGCGAAGTGCTGACAGCGCTCGGTGGATATCGTCATCCCCGACTTTACACGGAACTTTACAACGAGTGCGGTGCTGGTGTCTACAAACAGCAGACTCACCAGATCAACGAAGCCGCGCCCATCCTGCACGCTGCTGGTATCAAGCTATGCGGGCCGTGCTGGAGCACTGGTGACTACGGGGAGACGGAGTGGCGCTACCTGGTAGACAACACGCGAGGCGCGCTTGACGCGATCAACGTACACGCCTACATGTCGCCACAGTACGGGCCGACTGAGTGGAACGCCTACCGTTATCGCAAGTTCTGGCGGATGGGTGATCCGCCAGTGATCTTGAGCGAGGTAGGTGAGGACGTGGTGCGCGACGCGCCAGGCAGTGGAATGGTTGGAGCTGGCGGTTGGCGCAAGAACGGCACTTCGCCACATGGCTACACCGGCGAGCTACTAGCCTACGACGTGGAGCTCGCCAAAGACGCCTATATGTTGGGTGCAACCGTGTTCACAGCAGGCGCACAGGGCGGCGACTGGAAGGACTACGACACAGACGGCCTGAACTTGGAGCGAGTGTTCACAGGCGGAACACCAGCGCTGACACCAACACCAGCACCAGCGCCACCGAAAGGAGCAACACCTATGATTAACTATCAGTCGCCTAATCACGAGGGACCGCGCGCCTCGACGCTCGGTATCGTCGTGCACAGTACTCGCGGCGGCTCGGCGTCGCTCGAGCAAGAGCTCGACGGCACGATGGGTTGGGAGAATCGGCCAAACGGCGACTCGTGCCACGCGGTTGTCTCGCCAACCCGGACGGGGTTGCCAGTCCAGGATAACCTAATTGCTTGGCACTGTCGGACTCGGAATAAGACTCACCTCGGTATCGAGTTCTGCCAACCGCGAATCGGCGACCCGATACCCGACTCGGAGCTACAACGTGGCGCGCAGGTGTGTGCTGGCTGGTGTGTGAAGTATCACATCCCGACCATCTGGGCGCTCAATGGCGGGTTCGCTCAGCACAAAGATTGTCCCGAGGGCCAAGCGGACGGGAAAAGCGATGTCGGCACGGGCTTCGATGGTGACAGGTTTATGGTGATGGTGAAGACGAGAATCGCCGAGATGACCGCACCAGCGCCCGTGAAGGTGGATGCTGTGACAGACGCCTTGAATGGCGCCTGGCAATTTGCGACTTTGGCGGAGGGGGCGCCGAACCTGGATGTGGCGCGCACGAACGCGACGCTCGCCAAGACGAAGATCGCCCAGTTGAAAGTTGCAATCGGCAGATAGCAGGAGGAGCGATGAGACCAGTATGCAACGACTGCGGCGCGCAACTCGACGGCGGGCTGCGTGACGACACGACCGTCTGCCCGAAGTGTGGGCGGACCTGGGAGTTGTCGCCGGACCGGCAGCACATCAACGTGACGCTCGAAGTGCACGATGTGACGCATCGAGCGACACACATAATCGGAGGGGATACCAGTGGCTAAGTTTGATTCAGACGCGGTTCTCGACGGAACTCTCGACATCATCGCGGCGTGTACGGAGCTGTATATCTGTTCGGGCGCTGGCGCTCCAGCGGATCGGGCCGCTGCTATCGCAGCTTCGGGCATCGCGGCTCATACCCTGGCGTCTGGCGACTTCGCGAAGGCGGATGACACGTCAGGGAGGAAGGTGACGCTTGCCGCGCAAGCGGCACTCAGCGTCACGGCGAGCATCACGGCCACGCACATCGCGCTCTGCACGGGTTCGGTGCTGCAGGCAGTAACCACCTGCACGTCGCAGGCGCTCACCAGCGGCAACACCGTTTCAACGCCAGCGTTCAAGTGGGGCGTCGCCGATCCTACCTAGTCGTGAAGACCTTGGCCGCTCAGGTCGGAGTGAGCGGCAACATACGCTAGGAGGGTCCCGTGGCAGTAGGTGATGTCGTCTCGGTGGTGCCGACCAGCGTCAATGCGGCGGCATCGCTCACTATCCAACCGAGCAGCACAGCGGAGTGGGTGATCCACAATTTGTACTACGGCGCGGCTGTCGAAGTCTACTTCACCGACGGCTCTCACCCCATCAAGATCGACTCCGATGCCAGTCTGGGCGGGCGGTTCGGGGCGGTGTTCCACGTCACGGCCACGGCGTATCTCACGCTCAAAAACGTCTCGGCAGGTGCGGCGTATTATGCTTACGATGGGGTGATTACTCACGCCTGATAGGAGGGCGACATGCTCCCGACTCAGTTGGTTGTAGTTCTCGAGCAGTGCCTGTCAAAACTACTGGCCGCCAACCTCGATCCGAGGAACGGTACGCGAATGTCCTTCCTGACGCAACGGCTGAAGCTCCGATATGCCACGATCACGGGATGGGGGTATGACGAGGCAGCGGACCGGCTGACAGTCTACATCAACGTGCTGCCATCTCTGACCGCATTCTCCGAGTTTGGCGTGGTTACGGAGTTGCGACTTGAGTAGGCAACAAGGTGAGCAGATGGCGGCGCTGGAGGGCAGCCAGAAAACCATCACAACGACGCTGAACTACAACGAGACAACTGGGTCGCAGGTGGACCTCCCGAACGCCGAGCCTGGCACCAGCCAGGTAATCTACACTGTGGCATCGGGCGATCTGCCGACTATCTCGTCCGCGCCGTTCTCTACTGGCTACTATGCCGAGGTCTACGTCGGAGGACGCAACTACTCAGGCGGAGCTGTGACCGTCAACTATCGCGTCATACTGAACGGCACAAGCCAAACCACGGGAAGCGCCTCGGTCGCGACCGCAACTAGCTATTTCACTGTCAATGCAGGCAGCTTCGGGACTAATCCTCTTGTGGTTGGCGACGTTCTCGAAGTACGGCTCTGGGCCAGCGCCGCTACTAGCGTCTACTGGGATTATATGTGTCTTTCCGTCGTCCCCACTCGGATGTTCCCCGAGCGCCGTCGACGGATGCTCCTGGACTTCAGCGCGACGCAGGCTTACTCGGGTTTGCCCTCGGGCACGTCGGCTTCTGGGGTGGTTTCTGGTAGTTACCTGGGGCAAAGCACTACGTCACTCAATCCCACCGGGTTTAACGGCGCGATGGCTATCGTGCTTGACACCGCGAACGGGATTGCCCGCCAGGGCCGTGACACCGCCCAAGCGACGGCCATAACTCAGCACGCGACGACGCGGCCATATTACAGCTACATCTTCTATCTCTCGCCGATTTCCTACCGCGTCGGGCCTGATCTCTAATGGCAATCACCGACCGTGGCCGCATCGTCGTAGCCCCGATAACCGAGCAGGGGCGGCTCGTCATTGGGAGCCTGACGGAACTGGGCTACGTCATGGCTACGGCGGGCGGGGGCGGCGATACCGCTCTCACCGTCGCGGACAGCAGCCATGCGCACTCGGCGGAGTCGCCCGCACTGACGCAGGCTCACGCGCTCGCGGTCGGCGACTCGGCGCATGCTCACTCGGTCGAGATACCGAGTCTGACGCAGGCGCATAGCCTGGCGGTCGCCAACAGCGATCACGCGCACACGGCAGATGCGGTGCTGCTGACCCAGGCACACTCTCTGGCGGTCGCGGCCGCCGATCACGCTCACGGCGCTGAGGTTCCTGTTCTGACCCAGGCGCACTCGCTAGCAGTGGCCGACAGCGGCCACGCTCATACGGCAGATGTACCAACGCTGACTCAAGCGCATAGTCTGGCGGTGGTTGATTCGATCCATCTGCACTCAGCCGAGTCGCCAGCCCTGGCTCAGCTCCACAACCTGATAGTCGCTGACACGAGTCACGCGCACTCAACGGATGCCGTGCTGCTGACCCAGGCGCACAACCTCACTGTCGCGGACCCCAGCCACGCGCACTCGGCGGACAACGTGACGCTTTTGACCGCGTCCCTCACCGCCGCTCAAGTCGGCCCCAACATTCGCCTGAACTGGACGTTCTGATGGCAACAAGACTGTACCCGCTTAACCAGACGGCACCATACACTCCCGCGACGATTCGAGGGACGTGGAATGATACCGCGTCCCTTGTAACTAAGAAGCTCGGCACGGTCAAATTCACTGGCGACGCGAATGCAAACGTCAGCAAGGCCGAGACTTCTACCACCAACCTCTACAGCGTCGGGCTGCTGCGGTTTGTCTCCGACGCGCTGCCAACGGCGCGCACGCTCACTGCCAGCGACACGTTCACGATCTGTATGGGCTGCTACGAGTCGTCATCTTCCGCGAATATGTTCCCGAAGATTACGATCTACGTCACGGTTGGCGACTCGGACACGGTTCGCGGCTATTTGAAACAAGATTGGGTTGGCGCGACCGAGTGGACAACGACCGCTGGGTACCGCTCGACCGGTGCGATCGCGCTCGCTGGAACAGTGGCCGCACAGGTGGGAGACAGGATAGTCGTCGTCCTTGGGTACAGCGCAGCGAACACCTCCGCGACCAGCTACGCCGGTCAGATGTGGTACGGTGCTGGCGCTGCGATGGCGGACGGCGTGGCCGCTGCTACGACTCATACGACGACGGCGGGCTGGATCGAGTTCAGCGGCAACAACATGTTCGCGCAGTCTCAGCCCGCGTCGCTGCCGATGAATCTCCTGAGCGATGTTGGAACCGTTCAAGAGGATTTTTCTAACGCTGCCGACTGGACGGTTGCCAACGGCTCGGCGGCAGACAACACAACGGAGTTTCGGACCGGCACTCAGTCTGTCAAAATCACGGGCACGACGGCCACTGACTGTACTGCGACCAAAACTGTCAACTGGGACCTCTCGGGCAACTTCCACCGACTGCAACTCTGGTACTACTTGCACAATCCAGCGGCGGACTACCCGGCGGGCGTTCAGTTCTACCTCAGCTCGACGACCGGCTTCACGAAGTCCTACTGGCAAGAAGCCTACAACACTTATTTTCGACAGGGCTGGAACGTCCTCACCTTTGACCAGAGTGACCTCATCAACGCTGGGACTGATAGCTGGGCGTCGGCACGAATCAGACTCCGCGTTGAATTCACCTCGGCGACTGGCAAGGCGGCGGCGATCTCGTTCGACTCACTGACTATCAACCAGATCGCGGTTCCGGCCGTGATGCTGTACTTCGACGACGCGACAACCACGCAGTACACGGTTTGTTTTCCATATATGCAGAGCTACGGAATCAAAGGTACTATTTTCTGTGATACTAGCCAGATTGATCAGGCGGGTTCCCTTACCAGCGCACAGCTCGCCGCGGTAGACGCCGCTGGCTGGACGGTCGGAAACCATACGAACTCGGCATCGGGGCTCGGCGGTCAGACAGAGGCGGCTCAGGAAGCGCAGATACTTGGCGGCAAGACCGCGCTCACAGCGCTGGGGCTGACCAAGGGCGTCAACTACGTTGCCTATCCCTCGGGTACTTTCGACCTCAACACCGACATCGCGATGGCAAACCTCGGGATGCTGTTCGGGCGAACCACCGAACCAAGTGACGGTTCGGGGGAGATTCGTCAGGCGCTGCCGTGGGGTGACTGGTATCATGTCCCGACTAGGGCCTCAACCGCTCTAACGCTCGCCACTGCGAAAACCGCTGTAGACAAAGCGATTGTTGACGGCTATATCCAGCCGATCCATTTTCATAAGGTTGGCGCTGGTGACTGGACTACAGCCGACTTCCAGAGCCTAATCGATTATCTTGCCCTCAAGGGGGTCGCCTGCATCACGGCAGACGACTTCTATCAACTCTCGCAAGGGCCGCTTGGTGGCACGACGCTCACCGTTGCCGATGCTGACCACGCTCACAGTGTCGATAGCCCGACGCTTACCCAAGCGTATTCGCTCACCGTGGCAGATGCGGGGCACGCTCATACGGCTGAGACACCTGCACTAACGCAGGTTCACAGTCTCACGGTTGCGGATAGCGGACACGTTCACGCTGCCGAGAACGTCACGCTGGCATCGGATGTCGCGCTCACCGTGGCGGATTCCAACCACGCTCACACGGCGGAGGCCATCCCGACTCTGTTCTCAGACCTGGACGAGATACAGCGGTCGGCAGGCGGAGAAGATTCCTACGCCACAGTTCAGCACCTCACGGCGGACGTCGATACATGGGACGATGCTGGCCCGTTCACAGGCGGCACGACCTATTTTTATCGCGGACGGCACTGGACAGGCACCGAGGCTGGCGACTGGTCTGCATCGGCGAGTGTGACGTTCGCAGGCGCGATTGACCTTGTTGTAGCTGACGTAGCGCATGCCCATACGGCAGATGCACCGACGCTGACTCAAGCACACTCACTCACCGTGGCCGACGTAGCGCACGCTTCTGCAACCGAGTCGCCCGTACTGACGCAGGCCCACTTGTTGGCGGTGGTTGATAGCAGCCATGTCCACACAGTAGATGCACCAGCGCTAACGCAGGCGCATAGCCTGGCCGTAGCCGATGCGAGCCACGGACACAGCGCGGAGTCGCCAGTCCTGACCCAGACGTATGTGTGGTACGTTTCGCGGAATGGCAATAATGGCAGTGGCGGATCGTGGGCGAACGCCTGGAATGAACTTGACCAGATTGATTGGGCGAGTGTCCAACCGGGAGATCGAATCCTCATCGATGGCGGGACGAGTGTCTGCTCTTCGCCATTCAACGCTCTGTCAACCACTCCATTCGATTTCTCATCGCCGAAGCCGGGACAGACTGGCGGCGGCGGGATGCTCTACAACACGACACTGACGATCGGCAAGTCGGGCACCACGGCTGCTCCAATCACGATTCAGCGAGCCACGGAATCAGGCCACAACGGGACGGCTGTCTTCTTCGGTGGCAGGCTCTCGAGCTTGCCCGCCTGCACTCAGTCGAGCTACACCAACCAGACCTCAGGGAATGTGCTGGCCGAATCAATTCGGGTGAATGCATATCACGACGTTGTGATTGATGGGATGGATCGCTCCGGCATCGTCATCTACGGGGCCGAGGCCGGAGTCAATATCCACTCGACATCAGCGGCCTTTGTCACCCTGAGGAATATGGAGATATTCGACAACGGCGTCGCTCTGCACACTGTTGGGTTTGGCTGGTATTCCGACAATCCCGGCATCTGGATGGTAGGCCACGATCTTACCTTCGACCGAATGCTCGTCCACGACAACGGGCAAGACGCGATTCAGGATGGCACGAAGAACGGTGTTGGCCAGTATAACGTGACCATAACCGACTCCTGGCTCTACTGTAGCCGGGAGAACCCGTATCAGCCTGGATACGGTTTCAACACAGGGTGGGGTGAGATCGGCACTCATCCCGATGGCCTACAGACCTGGGATGGCGGGACTCAGACTGGCCTCACCGTTCGGAACACCGTCTTTGGCCCCTACCTCGGGCAAGGTTTCTATCCCGCCGACTCGGGCACCCCCGCCAAGTGGAACAACGTCACACTCGACAATCTACTTTTCATGAATATTCTGTACGACAGCATCAATGCCGACGGCAACTCAACGACCAACTGGCAGATGCAGCACATTACGTCCTACAAATGGGGAGCCGCTCCTGACGGCATCAATGGCGCGCACCTCGACATGATTCGAGGGTCGGGTCACACGTTGACTGACTCGATCTTCGTGAACGCGGCCAACGATACGGGGCTGACAGGCGTGACTGGCTCGGGCAACTTCTACCACAACACCGATCCGGTGCCTGGTGGGACTAACGCTGATCCTCAGTTTGTCGCGGTTCTGGCAACTGGGACTCCCCACTTCAGCGACCTCCTGGCGGTGGACCTTACCCCTCAGAATGGAGCTTGTGCAGGTAAGGGATCGACACTGCACACGCTCCAGGACATACTCGACCAGATCGACACTCTCAACCTAACCAACCACCTGATCATCGCCGACGTGGCTCACGGTCACTCTGCCGAGGCCGTGACTCTGACTCAGGCGCATACGCTGTCTGTCGCGGATTCGAGTCACGTTCACTCGGCAGACGCACCGACCTTGACTCAGGCGCAGGTTCTGACGGTAGCCCCCTCTGACCACGCTCATTCGGTAGAGGCTCCTGTTCTGACTCAGGCTCATACGCTGACAGTGGACGACAGCAGCCACGTTCACACCGCTGCCAATGTGACGCTCGGAGCAGCCGACACGTTGGTTGTCGAGGACTCCAGCCATGCGTCCTCCGTGGAGTCGCCGACGCTGACTCAGGCGCATAATCTGACGGTTAGCGATAGCAGCCACTTGCACTCGGCAGAGACTCCGACTCTGGTGCAGGCGTTTACCCTGACGGTAGCCGACTCGGGGCACGCTCATACGGCAGCATCACCGATACTGACTCAGGCGCACGTTCTGACCGTTGCTGACAGCGGGCACGCTCACTCAGCCGAATCTCCCGCACTAGTGCAGGCGTTCACCCTCGTAGTCGCCGATGTAGCGCACTCCCACTCAGTCGATGCTCCGACCCTAGCTCAAGCGCACACGCTGACCGTCGCCGCCTCTACGCACGTCCACCAGGCCGACAACGTGACGCTAGGGACCGCTGACATGCTAGCAGTTGCGGATGTGACTCACGCACACTCGGCAGCGTCGCCAACACTGACGCAACTCCACAACCTGATAATCGCCGACGCGAGTCACGCGCACTCGGCGGACGCGGTGTTGCTCACGCAGGCGCACTCGCTGGCGGTGGCAGGCTCGGCACACGCGCACACGAGCGAGAACGTCACGCTCAGCTACGGTACGACCCTCACGGTTGCCGACGTAGCTCACGGTCACTCTGTCGAGGCTGTGACGCTGACTCAGAATCACGTGTTGACAGTCGCCGCGGCAACGCACGCGCATACAGCCGCGTCGATCGCGCTGACTCAGTGGCACGCGCTATTGGTTGCCGATCTCGCGCACGTCCATACCGCGGACTCGCCGTCGCTCGGGCAGGACCATGTGCTCACGGTCGCCAATGTCTCGCACACGCTGACGCTGGATGGGGTCGTGGTAGTGGAGGGCAGCGCGATCGTGCCGTTCCGGGTGTTCGTTGTCCAGGCGCGGCAGTTGGCGTTCGTAGTAGCAGCGCGACCAACGACATTCTCGGTGCCGGCTCGCAATCTGACGTTTACGGTGGTGAAAAGATGAGCACGCTAACAACTAGTCCCGCGACGTTTGAAATGGCAATCTCGGAAATCAAAGCGGCAGGCTTCGACTTCACGCCAGAACTGGGCGCGACTACGATTGTGTCGGCGACCTCTACGCTGATCGACAAACAGACTGGTGTCGCCTGCCCGTCCGCGCTGACGACACTGAGCCACACTACAACGGGTGTGACTCAGACGGTGACAGGCTCGTTCCTTCTGCCGAATCATAGTTACTCGCTGCGAGTAACCATCGTTCCGTCGGACGGGATGAACACAACGGCCGAGACGGTGATCAACTGTATTTTCTGACCCTCCTCTCCTCTCCTCGCGGAACGGCCACCAGCGCTATTACTGGTGGCCGTTCCGTTGCCCGCGCCCGCCCTCGGTTTGAACTAACAAGGTTTGCTTGTGAGTTGCCCTCTTCACAGTGCCCCAGGAGGCCTCTACGTTTACGAGAGGGTACGATTCTACCTCTCAATAGCAGTCGATCTAGCCCTCGGCTTGAGGATTGCGCCTACGCGATGCTTCGCGCGCAGTCCGACGCGGATCGAGATCGAGATCGCGAAAACCAGGTTACAAAACTCTAATGCGATCTGCCTCTAAAACCCCTTGACACTATAACGCGGCCGCGCTATAGTAACGGTGTCGAGAGAAATCAACCCCCTCTCACCAGCCACGAGGAGCAAGCCAGATGCCGAAGTACGAATCCGACGCCGAGCGCGCCGCCCGTGTCAACGCCGCCAGAGCGCGTCAGGACAAGCTACACCCGCCGACACCCGCCACCGCCAGTGATGACCTTCGCACGCAGCGCGAATTCATTGCGCTGAGCCTCGGGGCCGCGCTAACAACGAGCAGCGAGTTAGCAGCGCGCGCGAATGACCAGGACGGGCCGGCTGGTTGGGCCAGAGTTCGGGCCGCCGACGCCAAGACCGAGCTAGCTCGGTCCGCGCTCCTAGCTTTCGACACCGCACACCCCGAGATCGTCGCCGCCATCCGGGCCGAAAAGGCGGCTACTCTCAAATCGCACGAGTGGGATTAGTTAGGCAAGGAGCAACCACGATGACGGATCAATTCTTCAGCACACGCGGGGCTTTCGAGCCGAAGTGGACGCAGGAACAGCTCAATAACTTGTACGCGCGAGCCGTCAAGGCGTCCAACTCGCCGGACCAGGCAGACATCGATACCGGCGAGCCGGCCGAGATACTACGGATCAAGTACGAATACGAGTTAGCCCGAGCGCATCACGCTTTTTAGCTAGCGCGGAGTGGCAGCCCGGCCGTGTTGGTCGGGCTGGTAACGCGGCGAGCCGGTCACAGCCCGGCCAGCGTTGGAGGAGATCGCCCAATGGCAGCGCAGTTAGACTCCGCCGATTACCCAACATTTCTCGCCATCTCGAGCAGCCCACCCGGCGAGCCGGTAAAGATGAACTACGTCACCCTCCAGGAGCTGGAGGACGTGCTGGCAGGAGTCCACTCCGTGGATATCTATGCGGCATGGGCCGACCGCAAAGACGCGGACCGGCTGCACCGATTGTGGACCAGGTATCTTCAGGGGGGATAGGGGAGTAACACAATGTCTGGAACCATCTATCGCTCGACTTGCCTGTGTTTGTCATCCGGGCCAGAGCCAGAGGGTTACTCCATTAAGAATGGACGTTCAGCCGAGTGGACGGAATGGGATGCCGCCTGGCGAATAGCAGTTGACGCCCATCACCCGCGCTGTTGCGAGGAGCAGCAGCGGCTTGGTCGGCACGGGTTCCCACTCCTGGACTGCCAGCAGAATCGCGATGTGGCCAACTGCCCCCACGTCGCACGGTAGGAGGAGGAGGAACGACATGCTCTTTTCTCGAATCGTCCAGGACGCGGCCGAGGATGCGTTTGGCCCGTCGGCTCGCGTCCACCTGACACTCCGAGAGCCGCACCCGCTCTCGACCCAGCCGCGCGTCTGGGTGGCGTGGGCTGGCGACGATGACGAGGTGTTCGCGATTGGAGTCGGCGACACCACCGACGGAGCATTCCGAGACCTGCTGCGAGTGGTCTACTCCGAGGACCGCACGGTGAGCATCGAGACCACGGCGCGCGTGTTCTGTGTCAACACCTCGCGCATCCGCCAGATCGTGCTAGCCGGTAGGTTAGCCCCGATCAGTGCGGGCCAGAGTCCGAACAGCGCGCGGTTTGCGCCGACGGACGTGCTCGGGCGAGCGGGGCTGCTAGGTGCGTCGTTCGGCGGTGTAGCCTCGTTGACAGTGGAATAAACGCGCTGACCCGCGAGGAGCCGAGAATAGCGCGGTAGTTCATTCTTATTGTGCTTCGATGGGGCTACATTCACTCAAGCCGAGGCACTAGAGCGGACTCTGGATCAGAAGACCCTAGGTTCGAATCCTAGTCCGGCAGCCACCCCTTCAGATTATCAAGTCTGGAGGGGTTTTCTTTTGACTTTCGGCCGCTTTGGATAAGGAATCTTCACCCCCAACGACAACACGCGGAAGACTGTTTGGCTCTGACAGTGCGTTGACAGTGGGAGAGCGTAAAAGCTCCCCCAACGAGACCGCGAGCGCGGCGTCCTGGCCGCTCATCAGGTGGCCGTAGCGGTCCATCGTGATCCCGATGCTGCTATGCCCGAGCCTGCCCTGGATTGCTCGAGGGTGAGCGCCGAGCGCGATGCTCAGACTGGCGGACAGGTGCCGGAGCTGGTGGAAGGTGAGGACCGGCAGCCCGATCGCCGCGGCAACCTTCTGGAGTTTGCGCCGGGCACCCTCGTCGGTACGAAGGCCGCCGTCTCGCTGAGGAAAGACGAGCTGCCGACCAACCCAGCCAGGCTTCGCCGCCCAGGCCACGAGCCGAGCAAACTGCCGATGCAGCGCGTCCATGCCCTCGACTGGCAGCACTACCAGGCGACGAGATGTTGCGGTTTTCGCGTCTTTGACTTCGAGACGCTTCTGCCCCGGTATGCGCGTGACCGACTTCTGAATCGAGATCGTGCTCCGCGACTCGTCTACATCGGCCCACGTCAACGCCAGTAGCTCGCCAGCTCGAGCGCCCGAGAGTATCGCGACGATGAAGAGGTCGGAGTCATCGTCGTCAATCACCGCGGCGAGGAACTCGCGAAGCTGCTCGGGTGACCAGAGAATCAACTCTTTCTTCCGGATCTTCGGGAGCTTGACGTGCATCGCCGGGTTGAACGTCAACTGCTGCCAGGAGATCGCGTCGTTCAGCGCGTGCCGGAGCACACCGTGAACTTTCTGGACGTAGTGAGCGCTCTTGCCGTCGCGGAGTAGATCGGAGATCATCCGCTGAATCTCGGGGATGCTCAGCTTCTTGAGGGGAATGGCACCAAGACGAGGGACTAGCACGACGTTGACGTAGTGCGTTACGTCATAGAACCACTTAGGCTCGACTGTCGGCTCAGTGGTATGCAGCCAGTCCGCCAGGAACATCGCGACGGTCGTCTTGGTGCCAACGACTAGCTTGCCTTTGTCGCGCTCTTTGAGCGCCTCGGCCAGCGCCGCAAACGCCTCGGCGCGCTTGGCGTGGTAGGTGCACCAGACGCGACGCTCGCCGGTGTAATCCGTGCCGAGGTCCAGCGACGCGACCCAGCGGCCGTCGGACTTCCGCTTGTAGACCGAGCCTTGGCCGGGAGAGCGACGCGGCATGGGCGGGCCTCCGAGGGGCGAGGGTAGCGCTAGGAAGGCGGGGGAAGGGCAAAGAATACCGAACCGGTCGACATGAACATATTGGGGCGATAAAGCAGTGCTCCGGCCTTGTCGGCGATGAAGACAACATTACCCTTCATCTTGCCGCCGCCAAACATCGAGCCTTGGAGCGCATTGCCAGCAGAAGACCCCATCATGTCCGATGCGAGCAAGTTCTTCTGGCTATCCACAAGAGAGAAGTTCGTGCTAGAAAGACCAAAGTTGTCAGCGGCATCTCCATCGAACTTCGCTTCCATAGCGATGATCTGGTAGTGGTTGTTCGGGTCTTTGGGTGTGTAGGTCGTGTATTCGCTAATTACAAGTTTGTCTTGAACCGTCAAACTGACGACGCGTGCCTGAGCGCCTTTCCCGATGGTCACCCACTCGCCAGCGGGGGATGGTGAGGTAAGCGACGCTCCGGCGGCGGACTTCGTGGTAGCCGTAGGCGTCGCGGCTAGCATCGCTTTGAGACCAGCAATCTCGGTCGCCTGAGCATCGATCTGAGCCTTCATCGATGGGTCAGTGGCTGGGACGGCGGCCTGAGCGCACGCCGTCAGCAGGAACAGGGCGACTGCAATAGCCAGTAGGACGCGCATAATCGTACCTCCGCGCGCCAACTTCCTTGCTAGCGCTCTTGGTATTGTCGCACACAATCGCCGGTCGCCGTGCTATAATAATGTTGCAGGACTGAACCCGGCGTATGCCGGGGTAGGCCCTGCTTCTTTTTACCTCGGCACCTTCATGACTTGAATGACCACGCCAAGCACCGCAAAGCCATCCGTTATATCGGCGTAGCCGTCGGCGTCAGCGTGCAACCTCGTACCGTGCTCATCAACCAAAAGGCGCTTGACATGAATGTCCCCGTCGCGTCTTGCCAAAACAATCGAGCCGCCACGCCACTCCCGATCCAAATCAACCACGACGGTATCGCCGGGCTCGATCTGCGGTGCCATGCAATATCCGCGAACCGTGAAGGAAACCAGACTCGATGAAGCACCTTTCGGCGGCGTCATCGCCACATAGCCATCGGGCGCGGTAAAGCCGCCGCCAGCGCTCACCTCCGACACAATCGGTACCAGCACCACGCCGGTTAGGCCAGGCATCGGCGCGGTGTGCGGTAGCTCGGGTCCGACGTTGTAGCCAGCGGCAGCAAGGAGCGTGTTGGCGGGGATTTGGAGGTGAGTAGCGAGACGCTTTAGTCTGTCGGGATCGGGACGCTGGCGCTCGTCTGCTTCGACCTTTGCCAACCACGAGCGAGTGACTCGTGCGTTTGCCGCCAACTGACCTTGAGTAAAATCTAGTGACTTCCGAAGACGGAAAATCATCTGCCCGATAGTCTCAGTCACAACCACGCCCCTCTGTTCCGCCGTGGTACGAGTGTACCACTAGGCGGGGGAACAGCGATAGAATTGGACCAGATTGCTGAAAAACCCATTGACATTCGGAACGCGCCGTGATACACTCGTACCATCAACCGAGCGCAAGAGGGGCAAGGCAGGATGCTAGAACAGATCGTCAAGAAGCAGGAGGAATTGAGCCTGAACGATACTCAGTTTGCCGCCCTTATCGGGATTCCCCGAGAGACTTGGCAGAAGACAAAGACTGGCCAACGCCCCCTCAGCCGCCGAATCCTGATCCACGTTTTGCGCAAGTTCCCTGAGCTTCGGGAGGCCGCCGGTCTCTTTTTGCTCTCGGGTGTCCCAGGCGTCACAGTCATTGTGACAGCCGACACAACCACCGCCGCCTGAAAGGAGTCCACCTTGTCCACATCCTGGGAGATCACCGCGTCCGAGATGGCCGAGGTTCTGGACTGCCCGAAGTCGCGCGTCTACCGCCTGCTCTCGGCTGGCGTCATTCCGAGCCAGCAGGGCGAGGGGATGGACAGGGTGACTCATCGTGCCGAGTTCTTACGCTGGGTTCGGGACGGACGCCCCGAGCGCCAGATCACCGAGGAAGCGATTGCTCGCGCGGTCGCAAGAGCGCTCCGCGAGCTGCTGGCCGAGATGCAGCCGACGATCTCGCTGAGAGCAGTCACGGCGCGACCGACACGAATCTATCGGGAGGCCATTGGATGACAGTCTCCACACTACCGAGCCTCCGCGTGCTGCCCGCTGTTGAGCCAGCGCCAACCGACTTCAACGCGCACTGGCATCTGTTCGGCTACTACCCTCGGACGAGGGACGTGTACCGCTTGGTTCGCACTTTCTACGCAGCATTCGACCGCAACACGCCACCTACTGAGCTTCCCGCCACCGTGCGCGATTGCACCGAGCTTGCACTGGTATTTGGCGTCCATTGGACCGACATGGTGGACCAGTTCCGCGCAGCTCGAGGGCGACCACGGCGAGCGAAGCTCGGCGGGAAGCGTTCCCGCCAGGCGGCGTAACACGTCAATCATCGCACGCAACCAGGCGGCTGAATAAACGGAGGTGACAACGGAGTGAGGACCGCAGCCAACGGTAGGAGGACAGCGATCTTGAACGCCCAGACAGACGCGATCGCGCTGCTCCTACGGGAAGTCAACCAGCCCGAGTATACCTGGGCGGAACGGAGGCTAATCCAGCGGGCGCATCGAACGCAGTACGTAGCCAATGTGCGAGCTTGTAGAGCGCTGTTTCCGCTGGAGACAGAAGTGATCAGACTTCGCGCAGCCTGAACCAGAGGAAGGGAAGCGTCATGAAAGTCGCGTTCAAGGGTGAGATCTCCAGCATCGCGATCAAGCCCGGATTCGGCAACACCAAGATTCAAATCACGGTCTTCGATAACGTCGGCATCCACCAGCTCGCCGCGCTCATGAACCGGACTGTCGAGATCGTACTCGACGACGGCCAGCAGGAGTTGCCGGGCATCCAGGACGAGGCCGAGAGCCAGGAAACCGTTGAGCCAATCGCGCGAGTCTTGTTCGGCTGAACTGGACAAGCATCTAGCAGACAAAGAGACGCCGCGAGTGGGGACAAATCCACTCGCGGCAGGAAAGAGAAGTAAGCCCATTGTAGGGCTTGGAAAGGTAGTTGTCAATTGACACAGGCAATCTACGGCAAGACCCCACTAGAGAAGGCCGAGGACGACGAGTTGCGACGCGGCGTGTACGAGCAACTCACGCGGGGGCAGCACGAGGCCCAGGGGTGGGCGGAAGTCCATGCCGACCGCGCGAAGTACCAGCTCACTCGCGACGACCAGCACGAGCGAGCCAAGCGAGTCTCCGATGCTGGCGTGGAAACCATGCTACGAGCGGCGCAAGAGTTTACGGACACGCTCAACGAGTTGAAGTGCTTGACCGAAGCCGAGCGTGCCGAGGCGATCACGGCGATCGGCGAGATCATCCGCGACTTGATGGCTTACCAGGCGACGTATCGACCACGGCCGGTGGAGATACGGACGACGGGCGGGGGCGAAAGCACGGGGCACCCGGGGTCAAGGACGAGCTGGTAGTAGTTCCGAGGCCGGCGCGGTCGGCGCGCGGTGGGTGGTTCGAGTCCACTCCGGTCTCCTGGCGGAACACAATCCGCCACGCACCGATTGCCCAGAGGCAACGGTAGGGCGAGAAACGCCCAGAGGTAACGAGACCACATGGTTACAGAGACCCAAGCATCCCAGGCCCCTGAGGTTGACCCGTACGACTCGGCCATGAGCGCCGAGGCACGGCCCGCGACACTCATCTATTTCGGCCAGGTAGACGTGGACATCTGGTACTGCATCCTCCAGCGCGGCATGGGCAAGGTTCCGTTCGACGCGGGGCAGCACAGTGCGGACCAGCGGCGCACGGCGATCGACTTGTCTCTCACCCCAATCCAGACGGGCAGCTACACGGTCAGACCAGTCAAGCGCGACATCATCGCCGAATCACGCGACTGGACGCAGATCGTCCGCCCGAGCCTTCAGACGTTGGGCGTCGACCTTCGCGGGCTCAAGGGCCGCTACGCTCAGATTCAGATCGTGCCCAACGGCCAGACCTACCTGGACAAGACCACCGGCGAGAAGAAAGACTCGACTACCATCAAGTTCCTGACGGTCTACAACAGCGAGTCTGAGTGCATCGCGGCACGAGAAGCGCTGTTCGGCACACGGCAAGACGCGACGACGACAGCAGCCGCGCCCGCCAATGCCACTACGTCGCGCGCCAACGACGCCGAGAAGACATCGGCAGCGAAGTTCCTGCCCGCTCTCGTCAAGATAGCCAACGGCGACATGGTCAAGCTCGAAGACATGCTCAAGAAGAACGAGCTTACGAACCGCCACTTCACCATCGCGAGCCCCGAAATCCTGGAGCTGATTGCGCCCTTCTAGCTGCCCCGGGGCCTCGGCATCCCGCTGAGGCCCCTAAGCTTCGGCATGAAGCAGTCAGGTAAGGGCACGGTGAGGTGACAGTTTGGGAATCCAGTCAGTGTTGGTGGACCAAAGAGAACCTTCCTGGGCGCAGGAGCTGAAGTTCGGCGGCGCGCCCGTTATGTCGATGCTGCTTGATACTGGCGACTTCGTCGTCACGTTGGACAACGGCGATGTCTTAGGAATTGAACGGAAAACGTGCAGCGATTTCCTAAACACCCTACGTGACGAGCGGCTGTTCCCGCAGCTCGCGAAGTTGCGCGACTTGACTCAATGGGCCTACCTGGCACTGGTAGGCAACATCCAGCCCGGTCCGGCGGGGACGTGCGTCGTCGACGGTCGGGCGAGTGGCTGGAACTGGGCGAGTGTCACCGGCGCATTGCTCTCGGTCCAGGAGTGCGGCGTCCATGTGCTCTACGTTGCGAGCGATGAAGATCTCGAGGCGTCGCTACTCAGGCTCGCAAACCGCGAGCGGCGCGCAATGCGCGTGCGGCCAGCGCGCGACCTCACCCTGGTAGGCGACGCGGAGACTGTGCTTGGCTCGTTGCCCGGCGTTGGTCCCGACCGCGCGAAGGCGCTGCTCGATTACGCTGGCTCGGTGGCATGGGCGCTGACGTGGCTCGCTGACGACACGATGCCGGAGAGCGCGGTGCCAGGAGTGGGGCAGGGGACGAAGCGCCGAGTGCGGCGGGCGCTGGGCCTAGACGACGCGCAGGCCCTCGCAGTGGTGCTCAAGGCGACGGGCAACCCCGTAGTTCGGGTGACTCAGGAAGAAATGGAGTTGGTTGGATGACGAACGAGTCTCGCGCGCTGGTAGCCCAGCAGCCACAGCTCTCAATGTCCACTTGGTCAGTGATCCAGGCGATCGCCCCAACGATGCACCAATCGCGGCTGTTCGGCGTCGCCAGTCCCGAAGCTGCCGCCGGCGTCATGGTTCTCGGTAGCGAACTAGGGTTCGGCCTCGCCGCGTCGTTCGACCTCATCGCCGTAGTTCAGGGCAAGCCGACCCTCAAGCCGATAGGCGCACTTGCGCTCATCTACCGATCTGGCGAGCTCGCCGGAATGAAAATTGAGGACAAGCCCGGCTCCTGCACAGTTTGGATGAAGCGGCGAAACGGCTTTGAGTATCAGTTGACCTGGACGATTGAAGACGCCCGACGGGCGGGACTTGTGAAGGCGGGCGGCGCTTGGGAGACCTATCCGGCGAACATGTGCCGCTGGCGCTGTATCGGCTACGTCTCCGACGTGGTTTTCCCCGATGTGCTCGGTGGCCTTCGCCGTGCCGACGAGATGGGCGCGGAGATCGACACAACCGGCAACGTCGTCGATGCCGAGTGGTCAGTGGCACCGACACAACCCACCGCTGTCGTCGCCGAAGTAGTGGCTGCCCCCGCCGTTACCCTCGACGACCTCGTGAGCACCTACGGTGCCGACCGCGTGCTCGAAGCGGCGGGCGGGCGGATTCCCGGCACGTTGGACGAAGTAGCCGCGGCGGCCAGGGTGCTCGGTGCGAGTAATGGTTGAACTCAACCATTTGTCGTACTCGAGCCTCAGCCTCTACTCAATGTGCCCGCGCGCATGGCGCTATCGTTACGTCGAGAAGGTTCAAACACTCACGGCGCCCGCTCTTGTCCTGGGTAGCGCGTTTCACGCGACTGTCGAGCGTGTTGTGCGAGCTTCCGTCACGGGCGAGCAAGTCGACGCGGGAGTGGTGTGGGAAGCAGAGTGGGCAAAGGTTTGCGAGCAAGAGATCGCCTGGAACGGCGACGCGCCCGAAATCATCGGTGCCGAGGGTGCGCGGATGATTGCCTGCCAGACTTCGCGCGATCTGCTCGCGTCACTCAGCCCGCTCGTTGAGAACGGCGAGCCAGTGATCGAGAAGCGCTTCGAGCTGAGCGTGCCTGGCGTGCCGGTTCCAGTGCTGGGGTTCATCGACCTGATTACCGCGGACGGCGTGCCGTGCGACCTGAAAACGGCGGGAAGGGCATGGTCGGTGGACCAGGCGCGGAAAGAAGTCCAGCCGACAGTCTACTTGGCCGCTCTGAATCAACTGGGCTACACGCTGAACCCCGAGCGGCGCTTCACGCATCACGTCTGGGTCAAGGGTCGGAATCCCCGAGTCGAGTCCTTCACGACGACGCGCACTGTCGGCGAGATGTTCCAGCTCTTCGCCAACATCCGTGACACCTGGACCAGTATCGAGGCTGGTTTGTTCCCGACCAACACAACGACGTGGAAACATTCGAAAAAGTTTTGCGACTTCTGGGCGATGTGCCCGGCCGGCGGGGCGGTGTAGCATGGTCAACTTCTTGACCCTACACGCGGACTACCTGCGACGTGTCGGGCCGCTACACGCCGAGCTTGTCCCGGTAGGCAACGCGCTTGCTTTCACGAGCACTTTTGACGCCGGCCTGGTCGCGGCATTCAAGGCAGCAATCCCGCCCGAAGGTCGCCAGTGGGACAAGGCCAATCGGCGATGGCTGGTTTCGCCACAGTACGGCAAGGCCTGCGCGGACCTCGCGGCGACCTATCTCGGTGTCATGGTGATGGTGCCGAGTGTGGCAAGCGCGGTGGCGATCGAAACGCGGCTTGTGAAGCTGGAGTATCTCGGGCGAGCGAAAGACCGACAGGGCGGTGAGCCTTCTGCCTTCGGCTGGGCCGACGGCGCCTGGTCGCTCGTCTTCCCCGAGACCGTGCTGCGCGAGTGGTTCGAGGCCGTGCCGGCGAAGCCGGGCGAGTTGCCGACGTTGTACGCCGCGCTGGGTGTCAAGCAGGAAGTTGACGAGCCAACTCTGCGCAGCGCCTACCGACGGATGGCGCGACTTTGGCACCCTGACGTGAACAAAGAAGAAGACGCTGCTGAGCAGTTCAAGGTTATCCAACACGCCTGGGAAGTGATCGGGGAGCCAACGTTGCGGCGCAAGTACGACGTTGGGCTACGACTCCAGGCGGCGGCAAAGGTCGATGCACTACCGACGCGCTCGGCCTGGGCCGACCCGAGCGGCTTCCGCGCGCCACTACGTTGCGGGTATGTGCTGGTCGAGGGGCAAGTCGCGTTGGCTCGTTATGTCGTCTCTCGCATCCTACAGTGGGAAGACGTTACCCGAGCGGATGGCAAGATCATGGTCTCGAGCTGGGTAATGGGCGCCGACAAGCCGGAGGTGGTTTGGGCATGAGACCAGAACGAAGCATCATTCCAGGCAGCCTCGGCGCTGTGGCCGAGCGCAACGGGGTATCGCTCGCCGAAGCGTTTCTGTCCGCCGAGATCGTTGCGGTGGTCGACGTGAGCGGATCGATGGCCTGCCGCGACTCACGCGACGGTCGCAGCCGCTACGAGGTCGCGTGCCTTGAGCTCGCCAAGCTACAGAACGCCAACCCGGGCAAGGTAGTGGTTGCCGCGTTCAGCAGCGGGGCAGAGTGGAGCATGGCGGGCGTGCCATTTTACTCGGGTGGCGGCACCGACCTCGCGCGGGCGTTGCAATTTGTCCAGGTTGCCGACGGCGTGGTGAAGTTCGTGGTCATCTCCGACGGGGCCCCCGACGATGAAACGAAGGCGCTCAGTGTCGCGGCGACGTTCACATCGGAGATAAGTTGCGTATTTGTGGGCGATGAATTCGACAGGTCAGCCCGCGCGTTCCTCGACAAACTGGCGCGCCAACACGGCGGCAAGTCGGTGCTAGCCAAGAACGCCAACGACCTGGCGGAAACAGTCTCAACTCTGATGCTCAGGGCAGGCTAAGAATGGTTGATGCCGCTCTGCTTCAGGCCCTCGCGGACCGCCTTGCTGGCTTGCCGAAGAACGGGCACCTTGCCAGTGACTTCCCTGAGCCTCTCGCGACGCTCTGGGCAGCACTTGACTCGGACCCGACAACGGCACCATCAAGCGTCTTCACGACCTGGGCAGGCGTGGATCAGGCACGGATGGACCTCGCCGCCGACATACTCAAAATGTCGCCCGGCGCGCCACCACCGCCAGACCCGTGGAAGGTCTACACACTCAAGGACGCCTACCAACCACGCGCGCCACTGTTCTACATCGTCGCCGATCTGCTGGTCACACCGTCACTCAATATGGTCTATGGCGCGCCGGGCGTGATGAAAAGCATGCTCGTCGCCGACCTGCTCGTTTGTGTCGCTGGCGGCGTCGCTTGGCTGCCACCACTCAATCCAAAGGAGCGAACGTCGCGGGCCACCACTTCCGTGCCCGTGCTGTGGCTCGACTTCGACAACGGCAAGCGCCGCACGGATGAGCGCTTCGACGCCCTCGGCCAGGCGCGCCACCTTCCCGACACGTCGCCGCTGTACTACGTCAGCATGCCAAGTCCGTGGCTCGACGCCAGCGACGCCACGGCGATCGCCGACCTGAAGGCGCGAATTACTCGCCTGGGCGTCAAGCTGGTTGTGATCGACAACCTCGGGACCATCACCGGCAATGCCGAGGAAAACACGAGCGACATGGTGCAGGTGATGGCCAACCTTCGTGGTATAGCCGAAGCGACGGGTTGCGCCGTCATCGTCCTGCACCACCAACGCAAGGGCAACGGGACGAACAGCCGCGCGGGCGAATCCGTTCGCGGCCACTCGTCAATCGAAGCATCGCTCGATCTCGCGCTCCTGGTCGAGCGCGAGGAGCACTCGGACAACATCACGGTCAAGTCAACCAAGACGCGCGATGTCGACGTCTACCCATTCGGCGCGTTCTTTCGCTACGCGCACAAAATCGGCTCCAAGGAGCTGGCGACCGCGCAGTTTCTCGGCGTGGTCGTCGACGACACCACGAGTCAATCTGCCGTGAAGTCGGAGATCATCGCCGCGCTCACGGCCCGACACCCACTCAGCCAGAAAGAACTCACGGCCAACGTAAAGAAGGTGATGCCCGATGTAGGACTGAATCGCATCCGATCAACGGCTGATAGTCTCGTGAGTTTAGGGACGCTCGTGCGTTGCACCGGCTCCCAATCAACCCTGCTGTATGACTTGCCAAGCCCCTGAACGGCATCTGGGACTGTAACCAACCAGATCGCAGACTAAAGTGACTGCTGAAGGGGACATAACCCAACTGGCCTTGCGGATTAGCGGTAACTGTAGCGGAAACGCGGACACCGGTCCGGACCGAGTGGGGCAAGAGAGTACTAGCGCGAACGGTATTCGTGTACGCCACCAAAGGTAAACGACATGGTGAACGAGTCTTACAGATTTACACCCATCGCGCGTAACGGGCGTAAGCCATAATCCTGGACCATAACCCAGGATTACAGGATTACAGCAAGGTATGAGCTGGTATAAAGGTGGACAACGGTTGGACAGGTCAAGATTTAGAATTACGCGTTACACCCCCTATTAAGGGTGTAACGCGTAATTCTGAAGACCCAGGGTGTAACGGGTTCTGGAGGAATTGATGGCAATCGACGTGTCGGACGTGAAGTCAAAGGCGGACTTGCTGGCAATCGTGGAGACAGACCTCGGCACGGCGCGGCATCGGAATGGTCGCTGGTACCAGTGGCCTTGCCCGTTTCATGACGACGGCGAGCGTGACGGCGGCTCTCTCCGCGTCACTCCCGACACTGGCACGTGGTTCTGCTTCGGCTGTCATGCTCACGGGGATGCTATCGACTGGGTGCAGCGGCGGCAGGGGCTGAAGTTTGGCGAGGCGTGTAGGCAGATAGGCGGCAGTGCGCCGGTGCCGACGCACTTCGATGGCGTGAGAGTGGGGGCGAGACGAGCATCGCCGCTTACCCCGGCGCCGGACGACAACTGGCGTGTTGCCGCCGAGCGCGTCGTGGCGACGGCCGAGCAGTGTCTCAGCAATTCTTCGGGTGCGACTGCTTACCTAAACGCTCGTGGTCTGAATGCTCCGACTATCAGCCTTTGGCACCTTGGCTACACTCCTGGCCGCTACAACGTACCGGAGATCGTCGGCGCTGACGGCAACCCCGCTACTACGGTAAAAGGTATCACCATTCCGATCTATGCCGGCGGCAAGCTGTGGGCGGTCAAGACGCGCCAGGCCGACGGCCTAGCGCCGAAATACTTGCAACTCTATGGCAGCCGACCGGCGCTCTTCGGGGCTGACACGCTCTCCGGCAAGAGCACGGTGGTTCTCACCGAGGGTGAGTTCGACGCGATGTTGCTGCACCAGGAAGCGGGCGACATCGTGGGGGTTGCGTCTACTACTGGCGGCGCGAAGACGTGGCGGAAAGAGTGGGCGCCGTACCTGATTGGCGCGACGACGATCCTGCTCGCCTATGACACTGACCAGACCGGCGAGGAAGCCGCGGTGATGATGGCCGCGACGCTTGGCGCGCGGGCACGGCGCGTGAGCGTGCCGACCGGCAAGGACGTGACGGACTACTGGAAGGCTGGCGGCGACGTTCGGGCGTGGGTTGAAGGATTGATGCCTGGGGTTCCTCCACGGCCGACGCGGGGCTGCCCGATCTGCATGAACGCGGCGTGGCATTACGTTGGGAGTGACTGGGCTTGCACGGTGTGCAGGCCGTAGGAGATGACATCATGACACACCTTCAGAAGCGCGACTGCCGAGCGCTTGCGCGGATTGACGATCTACGGCAGGCGGGCAAGTCGCTCAGCATCGGTGTCTCACGCGGCGGCTACGAAGTCGAGCTGACCATCTCCGACGTGCCGCGCGATTACATTGTGGGTTTCGGCAACACGTTGACTGACGCGCTCGACGCGGCTGTCGAGCTGGCGGCGAGTCAGAAAGAAACGGAGGAGGTGTTGGAATGGCTCAGCGCGTGATTGCGTCACAATGGCAGGTTCTCTCGCCGCGTCGCGTCGTCTACCCGTCCCCTGCCTGCGGCGCGAATGACGAACCGTACACCTACCGCTGCGAGCCACACCTCGAGCTGACGGACCGAGTGGCGGAGAGGCCAGTTGCGACGAATGCGACGACCGACGCCGAATCTACCAGTCCAGTCGTTCATCCCTCGCTTCTCAAGGAATACTTTGATGGCCTGGTGTTCGCGATCTTTGGGACGAGTATTCTCTGGACGGGCATCATCCTCGCGATAATCGCGCTGAAGGGGTTGCTCGGATGATAGCCGAGAGTGTCGCGACTCTGACCCCGGCGGGAACTCCGAAGGTTCCCGCCAATTGCCCGCGCTGCGAAGGCAACCTGATTGCCGAGTGGGACACCGACGTTCGCCGCAACATCCGGGAGTGCATCGCGTGCGGCTGGAACGAGCTGTCGCCAACACGGACCTTCCTCCCGGTCAGGATGAGCACGGCGGGAGCTTCGGCTCCCGCCGAGGTGGCCGTGCCCGCGCCGAAAGCCGAGGCGCCGATCGCGCCGCCAGTAGTCGAGCCGGTTGTCGAGACGCCTGCCGCGCCAGAGCCCGGCGCTGATCTGCTCACTCGGCACGAGGTGGAGATCGAGTACGGCCTGACCGCTACGCAGATTTGGAGCGCGACGAGAGCTGGTATGCTCCACCCGGTTGGCGAGCCACACAAGCTTCAGAGCTTCTACCGCGCCGACATTGATGCGTGGCTCGCTGCAATAGCGGCAAGGCCAATCGCGCTAGTTCCCAAGCCCGAGCCGACACCAGCTCCAACGCCTGAGCCAACGCCGGATCTCGAGCTGACACCCGAGCCGACCGCCGAGGTCGCGCCGATTGCGCCCGCTACTGAGCCAGCGCCCGACGTGCTAATGTCGGCCTCTGAGGTCGCCGCCGAGTTCGGTATTACCGCCAACCGCGTTTACAACGCGGCGTTGGTAGGTCATCTCCGAGTCGCCACCAGAGGGCGCAACAACGTGCGCTACAGACGCGCCGACGTGCTGGCGTGGCGAGCCTCGGCCACCGACACGACCAACCGTCACAAGCGCGCGGCGGCAGAGGAGCACACGAAGTACCAGGCGAAACAGGTGCAGGCACCCGTTGTCGCCGCCGACCCGCTCGTTGCCGTGCTCGCCGAGTACCGCAAGGTCAAGGCGGAATTGCTGGCGACCGAGGGCGAGGTGCGCGTGTTCGAGGGCAAGCTGGCGGATGCTCGCTACCTGGCTGGGCTGCTGGGGCTGAAGGTGGACGAGCTGAAGGGGCTGATTCTGGAGGGGCTGTTATGAGCAATCGTGTTCGCATGTTCATGCACGTGGTTGAGCTCGAGCGCGCCGCGCGGGCTGCTTCCGGTACGTCGGCGGTTGGCGGGAAGGGACTTCCCGCCGCGCTTCCCGCCATGCTGGAGATGAAGGCTGAAAAGGTCGCGCAGATGTGCCAAGACTGGCAGCGGCTGATGAACGTGATCGAGTGGTACTGTGACCGCGCGGAAGACCTGCCGGACTCCGGTGTCCGCGCGGTCGCGGCGAGGGATTCGGCGAAGGGGCTGGAATGAAACGCCGAGTCGTTGCCACGCCTATCCCGCTCTTTGTCGAGGACCACGTTGAGGCGGCGCGTTTCTCGACTGACCCGAACGCCTACCTTGCCGCGCTCCGTCGGGTGTTGGACACGACGTGCCCCGTGTGCGGTGAGCCGACGCACGAGTGGAAGCTCTCTAGCGACCCGCCCGGAACCGGGGCAATGGACTGCGAGCACTGCCGCGCGATCACGATGTGGCGAGACGGCTCCATCTTTCGTCAATACTGGGGGAATCGGGCGCGACGAGAACGGGACTGGGTGCGGTGGCAGCCTAGCGGGAACGAAGTTCCTGCTGGCGATGTTGAGGATTGGACTGTGAGTTGGGAGAGAGCGAATGACTGAGACAAAAGCGCCCTACCGCGTGGCTCAGTGCCCAGTTTGCAAGACGCCTGTTACGACCGTTACAGGCGAGGATGGCACGACCTACACGCGCGCGCTCTACGCTAGCGACCGCGAGCGGCAGCAGGTATACGCGGCGCTGGTGGAAGAGCGCTCGCGGGTGTTGGTCTTGCAGGCGCAGTGTGACGAACTGAGGCGGGCGCTGGATAATCCGGAGGTAGACAAATGCCGTGCGCTTCTTGATGGCGCGGCTATTGAGCATAGTGGCTGCACCCTGTCCGAACGGGTGAAGCGACTTGTGGAGCGTGAGCACGGGTATTTTGAGCTGGGGATAAGTGCTGCCGGCGCGCGGAACGTTGCGGTCGCGGCCCTCGAGCTCGAGCGTGCTGAGGTCGTGAGGCTGCGCGGCGAGCTAGGCGCCGCGTTCGACGCCGCGCTCCGGCAGGCCCGGTCAATTCTCTACGAACAGGGCAGAAAGGATGAGGCGGAAACCGAACTGAACGAGGCTCGCGATGTTCTGTTCGACCTGGGCGTGCAATACGATGGCGACGGAGTCAAAGACCGAATACAACGGCTAGCATATCGACTGAGCGAGCAGCGCGACTCCGCGCGCACGTGTGCCGCGAGGTGGAAGCGTTGCGCCAAGCGCGCCCTCTATGGCGATACCGATGTGGTGTCCACCAAGCCAACCCCAGGGCGGCGTATCACATCGGTGGTGGTTAGCAGTCGCGTTCGGGCGCCGCTAATTATCGAGGAGTTGGAGGAGAAGGCAGGATGAGGCTGTTCACTAGCCGCTATGCAAACCCCGACCTTGCCAACCGCCCCGACCTCGTGAAGGTCAAAATCTCGGTAGGTGTGCCACGGGGCAGGCACATCGGGTATAGAGTCGAGGCGCAGGTGTGGAATCTGGAGCCGACGTGGCGAATGGTTCAGGACGTACGCAAGGGGATTATCACTCGCGAACAGTACGAGGTCGCTTACTCCAAAACTCTTGCCGAACTCGACATCGGGTTCCTCTCGTTGCAGCTGGAACACATTGGCCGGACCAACGGCAACCGAGATCTCGTGCTTCTCTGCTTCGAGGACTTGCGCAAGCCGGGTGCGTGGTGTCATCGCAGAATGTTCGCCGATTGGTGGCAGAAGCAGACCGGCGAGGAAGTGCCGGAGTTGGAGGAGGAGAACCATGCCTGAGCATACCCATTTTGGACGAATCGGTCCTGGTGGCCCGTTCGTGGCTGAACCGTTTGGGCGTCGATTCCTGGCGTTGATCGTCTTCGACTGGGGAACGCACATCTGGCTCTGGCAGCGAGCGAAGTATCTCTGCCTCACGTGGCGTCCCGGCCGACCTTCGCTCTATCTCTCTCGCAACGCAACACCGTGGGCGGCCTACTGGGGCATTGGCTGGTTTGATGGGCGGTTCACCTGGCGGCATCGGGGTGAGAAGCCGCAAGTCTGACGGCGAGCTGGGCTAGGCAGACAATCTATCGAACTGCTAGCGGAAGCCGAGCTTCAGCTGAGGTGAGGTGATGATGGCGACGACCGAACTGGTGACCGCGCGATCGCGGACGATCCTCTGCACTTGCGGTGGCTTCCTCGAAGAGGGCACCTACCCGCTGGGGCACCGTGTCCGTCGCCGATTGCGCCGATGCAGCCGCTGTCATCGCTCGGGCCTGCCAAGCTGGCCGGTGCTGTTCGTCGACGAGCACGTGCGCTACGTCGTGGAGCTGCACGCCGGGCGCATCACGATCGAGGGGTTGGGTCAGCTTGTGTGGCCGGAGGGTGGTTGGAGGTGAACAACTATGACTGTAGCCGAGGCTCCCGACTAGATGCGGCTGCTAACCACCGACAGAATCTTGTGGGCGAGATCCTTCAACCAGGTAGCATCTTCCGAGCTGAACGCGTCACACGGGGCTGAACTCAGTGGACCAGAAGGCCGCTTTGCATCGGGATAACGGGTGCTCTCCCCGATGTTTTCCTGCTCAATTCGCCTTAGGTCGGGATCGAACCCCTGAAGCGACTTACGATGGAAGACGTGAAGGTCATTCAGGCCTTTGGCTAGGTCGTGGCGTACCTTGCATTGATCGCCACCTGCTCCGAGTTGGCCGAACGAGTAGCCGCTCAAGTCATTGAAGGTGACCGTGTCGAGATTGCCGAATGTAGTTGGTTTCCTCGCTAGCGCCTTTAGCGACTTCTCGATTGCCTGCTGCGCGAAAAAACAGCACGGCGCCCATTTCTGACAACCGTGGAGTAAGTCGCAGACTTCCAGGTCAAACTGAGCCTGTCGCCACCAATGCTCCCATGTATCCAACTGGTTCTCCTTCCGCGTCTATCGCGTTGACTCCTTTGTGGTATTATGCCATAATCAACCTAGCAACCAACAACTGAAATAA